TCATTTTATTTTTTCAATTTCTTCACGAAGCCAAGATATAGGCCTATCAGTATACACATTCTCTGTTATATCCGATATATAATGTCCAACGAGGCGTTTCAAAGCGTACTCATTAACGTTTGCTTTTTTCGCCATTGTTACAAACTGCTTTCTACAATCATGGGCCGTATGTGCATTGGGACACTTGGCCAATGTAATTGTTTGCTTGAAAACCTCTCTATATGTATCGTAATTCAAATGCGTCTTACGTTTTTGGGGCGAACTAGGAAATAGCCATTCGCTGTCGGCAGAACCATTCCAGAATTCGTAAAAGATGTTTCGTATTCTGGAATGAATCGGGACGATACGGTTTTTCCCCGCCTCTGTTTTGGATCCGCCTTTTATAGTCATCGTTTCCAAGTCAACATCTGAACGCTTTATATTTAGCATTTCAGAAGGACGCCACCCCATATAGCATTGAAATACTATCATTTTGGCATATCTATTTGTTTTTGCTGTCTCCCAGAGCAAAGCCATTTCTTCGTCAGTAAACGATACATGGTGCTTTTCTACATAATTGTTTTCCATTGGTGTTTCTTTTGAATAATTTCTTGTCATCAGATCTTTTGAAATAGCATAATCACATAACTGATTCGTTGTGTTTCTAATTTTATTTAACGTGCTTGGTGTTGCAATCACTCTTTCGGAATCAATGGTTTTATATGGATTTTTGAATAATTCACGAATATGGCGAAATCTGATTGTCTGTACTTCTATCTTATGTATTTGTTCGCAATAGGTCCATGCATGTATGATATTTTTTAAACTTCTAGGATTTTGCACGACATGCTCACTTATCCACTGCTTGAACAGTTCATCCATAGTAGTAGAACTTGCCAAATCAAATGGATCCCTGTTATATTCTGTAAGTGCCGCATACGCGTCATTATATGTTGGAAAATATGCTTTTGGCTTAAGGAGCTTGCAGATTGGCCTTCCAGCATCATCTTTCCCCACGGTGACCATAACTCTGTATGGATTTGTTAGATTCCTTCCTGATATTTTTGTAATCTGACCAAATCCATTGGGCAATCGTCTATGACCCCGTGGCTTCTTTCTCGGTTTGGAATTACATTTTTCTTCCATTAATGGGTATCCGCAATTCGGGCAAGTGTATGCTTTTTCACTTACTAAATGTTCACATTCTGGACATGTTTTTAACATAGAATAGCCGACCTCCTATTAAAAGTTCGAAAAATAATCGTAGAAACATTTTACATAAGTCTCGCATTTTTTTCAATTGTTATAATGAACAAATATTATAGGAGGAGTTTATTTATGACTTATAAACAAATTGAAGCAAGCCGAGAGATCCGGCAATGGATTGCGCTTGGAGCTACGGTCGTCATGGCGATGGCCACGCTAGATAAGAGCTATCCGAACATCGGAAACAAGGCAAAGCAATTTGGCAGAAATCTGAAAAGCAAAACCATTAATATGTTCGAAAGAAAGGAGCGTTGAAAAATGAGAGACTTTTTAAGAGGAATTGTAAACGTTGTCAAATTTATATTTGGTGCTATCGCAATCGCATTATTGATTGGCGTGGTCATCGGAATGTTAATTGGAGGCATGTGCGCATTGTAACTTAAAAGACGGAGTAATTACAACGCTCCGTCTTCTTTTTTGCCCTCGCAAAAATTACCTGTTTTATTATGAGATAGATGACTATCTTGTTAACATTATTTTTGGAGGTTATTATTATGGAAGACAACAAGACTATGATTAACGAAGAGCAGGAACTGAACGATATCGATGTTATCGATGCCGATGAGGTTTGCGAGCAGGACGATTCCGAAGTTACGGAAAGCGGTCTTGATGGACTGTCGTTCGCTCTGGGAAGTGTTGCTACCCTTCTGGTGATTAAAGGCATCAAGAAGGTTATCAACAGCGACCCGGTGCAGAACAAGATCAGTGAAGTCAAAGACAAGCTGGCCGAGCATAAGGAACGGAGGGCCGCAGCCAAGGAAGCAAAGAAGTTGAAGGTTGTGAAGTCCAAGCAGGACGTTGTTGAAGGCGAAGTTGTCGCCGATAAGAGCGACAAAGCGGTGAATGACAAGTAATCACTACTGATTGAGAAGATCTTTTACAAAGGTCTTCTCTTTTTTGTTAGTAAATTCTATGCCAATATGTTCTGTTTTTCGCTAATAATCGACAGACGTGATGTGATACAGTTATATTTGAAAGGAGGAAACTTATGGAACATATCACATTCGCTCATGGATCCGTTCCTATTTCTACCGTTGCAAAACTGTATGGAAAAGATGCTAACTGGGTGAGAAAAGGAATTATCGAAGGTTGGTTACCCATCGGCATTGCAACACGCGATGGGAGGCAGATCACAGACTTCAAGGAGCAGAACGCAAAGCACAGAATTAGCTATTATGTGTCCCCTAAACTCTTGTATGAACAAACTGGATATTTATGGAGGAATGAACAAAATGATTAATCAGCAGAAAGCCGAATTGAGCAAGAAAAACCCGTATTGGATTCCTAAGGATAAATACTACGAGATGCTGTATTTTTCTCGGCAGTACAATACCATGAGACAGGAAAAGAAGGATATTTTGAGAACCTATCCTTCTATTAAGATGGGCGAGAATGTTACTAGCTCTGATATTTCTGATCCTGTTGTGAAATCCGCCATGCGCTTGGAAGAACTCAACGCAAAGATGAAGTTGATTGAAGATACGGCCAAGGAGGCAGGGACTGATATTTACAAGTGGCTTCTTATCGGTGTAACGACCGACTATTCTTACAATTATTTGGCTAAGAAGCTGAATATGCCGGCTGGAAAGGATATGTACTACAACCGCTATAGAAAATATTTCTATCTACTGTCTCAAAAGCGTTGAAATATTTGGAACCTGGTGCTATACTACCATTACATAGCAGAAGGAGGTAGTGTAAATGAACCTTAAATCTTTCAATTGTCCAAATTGCGGTGCAAGTCTAGAGCCTCTTGACGATGCTCGGTTTATGTTTTGTCAATATTGTGGCACAAAAATCGTAATGGATGATATTGAGTATTATCGAGAGAACTCTAAAACACAAAGGGAGAAAATTCGTGCCGATAAGGAAGTAAAAAAGGTTGAGGCTAAGCATAAAGCGGAAGTAGAGAAGGAACGGGAAAAAAGGCTAAAAAGCGAATCTGAAGATAAAACGGCTTTAATCATAATCCTAGCGCTTCTAATATTCCTTGCTTTATTGTTTTTTATAGGTCCTTAATTTCTAAAAACCCGTACGCAGACGACCATTTTATGTGTTATATTTATACCATAGCCCGCTGGGAGAAATCCTGGCGGGTTTCTTCTTCGCATTTTTTCCCAGTCGTATAATGAAATCAAGAAAGGAGATTTCTATTATGGAAAATAATATTGCAGGAATGATTGATGAGGCGATCGAGGAAGCTATTAAACAGCTCAAGATCACATCAAAAGGTTCGCCGGAGTACAATACGATGGTGGCAAACATTGCAAAGCTAAATGAACAGAGGTTAAAAGAAGCTGAGCTTGATGCAACTGCCAATTCTAAAGCAAATGATAGAGCCATGGAAGACGAGAAAATGGCTCATGAAATGGCGCTTAAGGATGAGGAAACGCGTCAGACAAAGTTGAAAGGCTACTTTGATTTAGCTAAGAGCGGTTTGTCTCTTCTTGGTACGATCGGCATGACTATTCTGGTGATCGGAGCCGAAGATATCGGTCCGATTGTCTCTAAGGCATTCTCTATTATTCCGAAGCCGAAAATCTAACTTGAGCAAACGAAAGGACTGTACGTTTCTACGTATGGTCTTTTCTTTTTTTTCGGAGGCTTTATGCGTTACCATTACGTTCCTGGTCCCATTGGCTCATCCATATATGCTTCAACGTATATTTGTGACCATCCAGTTTATGGAAAATGTACTCTATACAAGATTGGCGAAAAAGGTCTCTGTGTCATCCAGCAGCGTTATAATCCAAAGACGAAATACACTTGGTGGGCAAATATTGACCAATGGCTTGTAGACGAGATTTACATGAATAGGAAATTCAAAACGGTATTTGAAGAGTATGCAAGAGAGCCAAAGGAAGGTTTATATCCGACAATGTCTATCAGACAGCTTATGTGGAAATTACGCATGAAGCCAATGAAGAGAAAACCCTGGGAAACGGTATTCGACAAATGTCCCATCTAAAAGCGCTTGCTTTCTTTTTAATGCTATGCTACTATTTAAGTGTCCACATTTTTAAGGAGGTAAACACTATGGCTAGACAGATCATTACCTGTAACAAGTGCGGCGCGGAAATCGTCCTGGAAGATTATGATGATATTCTTTGTGAAGAATGCGGCAACAATATCTGGATGGATGAACGTGGTGTCGTATATCAAGAATGTGAGGATGAATTCCACTCCGATGTCTTTGAGGATGGGATAAGATGCTCCGATGCTGAAGCGTATGAATTCTTCGGCGACCCAGATGAGGAAGATGACTATATGGACTGATATTCGCAAAAATTTCCATCCCTCTTATGAAGAACAAAAACTTTATAGGAGGTTTTATATTATGAAAGCAAAGTGGAACTTGTTCTGGGAAGACTATGCTGAGCTGTTTGCGGCCAGTAATAGATTTTGTAAAAAACATTGGTTTGGAACCATGGTGTATATGATTATTACGATCGGTTACATCGTGGCGTGCATGACTGATGTATTCGAAGACATCTATTTCTGGATTAATGACAGGTTGGCAAGTCTGAAAGATAAAGTAAAATCTGTTTTCACAAAAGCGAAACGCAAAACAAAGTAATTCTTCAAAGAGAGGACTCTATTACGGGTTCTCTCTTCTTTTTGTTGAAAGGAGACAATGATGAAGATTAACTTTAGAAAACTTAGCAACACAATTGCAAAAGCAGTACCACATGTATTTACGGCAGCGGGCATATTGTGGTTTGGAATCGGAGCGGTGGCTGCCTTTAACCTTGGAGTGCATACCACAGTTAATGCTAATATGACAGATGACGACGAGCTTCTTGGCAAGCAATTCATAAAGGATGTTCTTCCGGTGGCCGGGGCTTTCGCTATAGGTACCGCTTGTGTCATCATGTCGGATGCTTGTAACACCAGGATGCTCAGAGCGGCCAACAAAGCTTATACAAATGCTGTTAAGAATTATCAGGAATACAAAGCGGCTGTTGTCGGTGCTTTTGGGGCCGAGGCAAACAAGCTTGCTATGAAGAAGGCAACGGATGAGCACAAGCCTGATATTTCTGAAGATGGACCACCTCTTCCTGTTGGAACATTCCATTTCTACGATGAGTTCTCAAGAAACGATTTTGTTGCAGAATTATCCGATGTTATTGCGGCTGAATATGAATTTAATAGACTATTCCAGGCTTATGGCGTAGTATCGATTAATCAATTCTATGATTTATTGAATGCCCCGCATATCGAACACGGAAACGAAAAACAATTCGATTGTGGAGAAATTGCCGATTGGTGCGGATATGTCTGGATCGATTTCCAAAATGTCGAACACGTCGAAGAAGACGGTAGCAAATGGTATTCCATTCATATTAATCCGTATCCAACAATCGATGGTATCATCAATTGGGACGATGTTGTCAATGATGAAAAAGTAAACAAAGTCGTAGGGGCAATTTTCAACCATTGATATTTTCTCGCAAATTTTTCAACTCTATAAATGAAGGAGGTGAGAACCTATGAAACTTTCGAAAGGAGAAATCGTTGGTGTTATTGTATCTGCCATTCTTTCTGCATTAGGCGGGGCCGCAATGGATGTCGCAATGCTTTATGCAAATAAGAAGGAGATTCAGGAATCCGTAAAGCGAGAACTGGAAGAAGCAAACGAGGTAAAGCCTCAGTAAGCACTGGAGACTATGTGAGAAATCATGTAGTCTCCTTTTTTGTTTTTAAAGGAGGAATGTGCTATGTCCAAGACGAAAAGATATTTCGAAGAAGTTCTCGATGAGATCATGTCCACCTTTAGTGGCCAGGAGCTTGTAGATAAGCTTCGCGCCACATTTGGTTGGGATGATTATGAAATCAACGACGTGCTGATTGAATACGAAGGGAGATAAAATGAATCTGAAAATTTCCCCGAAGGGAATTATTGCCGCAACCAATGGGTTTGTTAAAGCACATGGGCATGAGATCCTTGCCGGGATCGGTATTTCTTCTTTTGTCTCGTCAATTATTCTGGCGGTTAAAGTTACACCTACTGTTCAGAAAGATATTTGTAAGGCAGAGGAAGAGAAAGGTGAATCTCTAACAAAAACTGAAGTCATTAAGGTCGCGGGTAAGCATTATATTCCCGCCATTATTGCCGCTGCAAGTGGTGCGGCATGTGTAATTGGTGCGACGGTTTTAGAGAATAAAAAAGTCGCTGCGGTTGCCACAATCTGTCAGCTTACGGAAGATAATCTGCGGGATTTCAAAACGCATGTTGTCGAAACAATTGGCGAGAAGAAAACACAGTCGATTATTGAGGAGACCGCGGCAAAGAAAGTCGAAGGTAAGGACTTTTCGGACGACGATATGGTATCCACAAAGTATGGCGAAAGTATCTTTTATGATCCTTGGTCGGCAAGATTCTTTGGATGCACAAAAGATAGGGTTGAGAAAGCAGTGAATGCTATTAACCTTCGTCTTACTGGATGCGATTTCGTTGCGCTTAATGAATTCTACGATGAAATAGGTATTCCAAACACACAATTTGGCAATTATTGTGGATGGACAACTGGATTTGGAGAAATTCTACACATGTCGTATGGATATGGACCCGTTCCTGATGGACGTAGTTGTTCAGTATTGGACTATACGGTTTACATGGAAGATTCCATTCGAAAACTGACTGGTGTGCGCGACGTAATTATATAAGGAGGATGTATGGATAATAACTCTAATGAGAAGAAATACGAATCCGTAGTAAAAGGCAAAACCGAAGTCAGCAAAAATATGGATCCTGCAAACCTCTTATCCAAATTTGTCTTCGATGGAGTCAAAACCGCTGGTAAGTCAATGATATCCGACGTGTTTATTCCAAAATGTAAACAGACCATCTACGACACACTCGTGAATGGTCTTAATGTTTTATTTTGGGGACCTGGAGGAAAACGTCCGTCCTCAGGAACTGGCGTTGGTACAAGAATTCAATACGCATCCGCTAGTGGCAGTAAACCATTAACCCAGGCACAAAAGGTTACACCTACTGTTAAGAGAACGGTAGATCCGGAAGACATCACATTCGAAAGCAGACTTGATGCGCAGAATGTATATGACACAATGATTGATATTATCGATCAATACGATAAGGTCAGTCTGGCAGACTTTATGGAACTTGCCGGAGTGTCTAATGATGACTTTACATTCCGGAAATATGGCTGGACTACGCTGCCTCCAGCTGATATTCGACGGCTTGGAAATGGATCTTATTATATTCGTTTCCCGAAAATGCAATTAATTTAAAATTTTTATGGAGGATATTTTATGAATTTCACAAAACTGAATACCACTCTGGCTAGAGTTGGTACTGCGGCACTAAGAACACTGGAGCATCATGCCCCTAAGATTCTGCTTGGGGCAAGTATCGCTTGTGGTATTGGGGCTACTGTTACCGCATGCAAGGCAACTCTTAAGCTGCCAGAAACGATGCAGGAGATCAACGAACAGGTTGATGCCGCCAAGAACATTGTCGTTGATGAAAACGACGAGTCCGCTCATACCGATGCGGAAAAGGAAAAGAACCGTGGTGTTGTAAAGGCTTATATTTCTGGCGGCGTAAAGCTGGCGAAGTTATATGGGCCGTCTGTAGGTCTTACCGTAACGTCTGTAGCATGTGCTTTGGCTGGAAACCACATGATGAACCAGCGTTACGCAGGTGCTCTTGCAGCTCTTAGTTCCACCGAAAAAATGTTTACCAATTACCGGAGCCGGGTTATCGAGGAACTTGGTGAAGACAAGGACACTCAGTTTGCGAATGGCATCCGTGAAGTTGTAACTGAAGAGCCTGTTCTCAATAAGGATGGAACCCCTAAAACCGATAAAAATGGCGAAGTTAAGACGTCCAAAAAGACCAGCATCGAGTATGATCCGAACGTAAATAAATACTCCAGGATGTTTGACGAGGTATCTACCAAGGCATGGGATCCTAACCCCGACTATAATGTATCGAATCTTCTAGGTCGGCAGCAGTATTTTAACGACATGCTTCATGCTCACAGATACCTTTTCCTAAATGACGTTTATAAGGAGCTCGGTTACCCGATTACCACATATGGTCAGGATATGGGTTGGATTATTGATAAAGATACGCCTGACGCCGTTGTTGACCTCGGTTTGTATGACTTGAATCCCATTAATGGTACAAGACGAATTGATGACATCGCGGACACTCACACAAATGCATGTCTGCTCACGTTTAAGGGTGTTCGCTATATCAAAGATAAAGCCTATCGTGCCCAGCGTATCTTTTGATATTTGGGATGTCGATGGGGATGAATTATGGAACAGACGTTGAAAGGAAATAAATATGACATATAAGGAACCTTTATGCTTTGTGGTAGGTATGGTTGTTGGCGGCGCAATCGGCGTGTTTGCTATACGTAGACAATGCGATGCTAGAATAAACAAAGAAGTCGAGGAAGCTCGACATGCCTATAATGAGAAGCTTTCCGATCTCAGCAAAAAGAATCGTAATAAGCCGGATGCATCCGAACTTGTAAATAGTGTTCTTGTCGATGACGTTAAGACTGCAATTAAGAACCCCGATAAGAAGGACTATCAGGCATATGCAACGGTAACGGACGAGGACCCAGAAAACCCCGTGATCACAAAGGTCGATACGCCTGATATTTTCAAGATTTCTGATGAGAACTGGATGTATGACCGAGATTACGATAAAGTGACTGCGATTATCTATGCGGATGGCACTCTGGCAAGAGATGACAACGATGATATTCTCGATATTGAGGATACAATCGGCCCTAATGGTTACGATATTGCTTTGCATAACGATGATCCTAGCGAAGCAATTTATATTCGTAATGATTGCAGCATGATTGATTATGAGGTCATCACGAGTGAGAAAACATACACCGAGCAGACTGGAGTTTTTCTGGGTGGGGAAGCGAGGAATTAACAGATGAACCCAATTGAATATGAGTACAGAGAATGGCTCGTGTCATTGGCGTTCGGATTGTGCGAAGGCTTTGGTGATTATAGAGAGCTATTCGAATATTTATATTCTCGAGAGTTCGTCTACATTGTCCCTAAGGATCGCAACCGAGCTGCTGATGGTATTTGCTTAAGAGATGCTTTCGCCGATGCATACGGATATTCTGGAATTCGCGATAACCTGAATACACCGTGTAATGTACTTGAGATTATTATCTCCGTTGCGGACAGATGTGAAAAACAATTCATGACAGACGCAGAGCTTGGTGACAGAACTGGAATGTGGATTTACGCAATGCTTGGTAGCCTCGGTGTTGCTGATCTAACCGATGGATATTTTGACGTTAGTGTGGCCAGGAGGGTTGTAGATACTCTTCTGGCCCGTACTTACTGTAGAAATGGCCGTGGGGGATTGTTCACCGTAAAGAATCGAAAAGTAGATATGAGAAAAGTCGAAATTTGGTACCAGATGAATTACTATCTGGATGAGGTGTGTGAAACTATGGGCGAATAAATGATATTTAGAAAGGAGAACGCATGTAATGCTGGATTTTTTAAGGGTAGCAACAAGACAGCCTAGAAAAGGCGTTCTTGAAATATATCCTAAGTTTATTTTTGACCATAGTTCAGATCTCATGATTCGTGGCGGAGATTTCTATGCTATCTGGGATGAGAAGAAAAATCTTTGGTCAACAGATGAGCTTGACGCAGCAAGACTCATTGACGACGAATTGAGAGCATACACAAAATCTCACGCAAATGATTATTCTGATCTGTTAGTTCAAGTTATGTATATGTGGGACACAGACAGTGGTTCTGTTGACAAATGGCATAAATTTGTACAGAAGCAATGCCGAGATAGCTTTCACTTACTCGATGAAGAACTAACATTTGAAAACACAATTGTTACAAAAGAGAGCTATGTGAGCAAGCGGCTTCCGTATTCTTATGAGAATGCTCCTACCCCTGCTTGGGATGAGATCATTGGAACATTATATTCTCAAGAGGAGCGGGCCAAACTGGAATGGGCTATTGGTGCAATTGTGACTGGCGAATCAAAGAACCTTCAAAAGTTCATCGTTATGTATGGAGCGCCCAAAACTGGCAAATCGACAATTCTGAACATTATTCAGAAATTATTTGATGGTTATTGGTGTCCATTCGATGCGAAGGTGCTTGGAAGTTCGAATAGTTCATTTGCACTAGAAGCCTTCCGTGGAAATCCGCTTGTTGCAATTCAGCATGACGGAGATTTAAGCAGAATTGAAGACAATACTCGTTTGAATAGTCTTGTTTCTCACGAAGTAATGACTGTAAATGAGAAGTTTAAATCTTCATATGCCGCTCGGTTCAATACATTTCTCTTTATGGGAACCAATAAACCAGTTCGAATCACCGATGCAAAGTCTGGTATCATCAGACGATTGATTGACGTATCTCCAAGCGGTAATAGGATACCGGCAGAAAGATACCGAGAGTTAATGGAGCAAGTTAAATTCGAACTAGGTGGCATCGCCGCTCATTGTAAGACTGTATACGAATCGGATCCGCATATGTACGATGAGTATGTTCCTCTGGCAATGATGGGCGCATCAAATAGTTTCTATAACTTCGTGCTTGATAATTTTGACAAATTCAAGCAGGATGACGGAATCTCCATGAAGCAGGCTTGGGAAATGTACAAGAATTACAACGTTGAAGCAAACGTGACGTATGGATATTCTCAGATGCTCTTTAAGGAAGAACTTAAGTCCTATTTCAAAGAGTTCCATGAAAGAATTACGCTTGAGAACGGAACCAGGGTTTGGAATTACTATAAAGGATTCCTGACTGAAAAATTTGAAATGCCGCAAACAACTTCAATCGTTGACATTTCCGATATTAATTTCCCGATGGATTGTACGGAATCCATATTCGACAAGGAATTCGCCGATTGTCCAGCGCAGTATGCAACGCAGGCAGGCACACCGTTAAAAAAATGGTCCGATGTCTCAACGAAGTTGAGTGATATTTCTACGAACCTTCTGCATTATGTAAACATACCTGAAGAACGTAATGTGATATTTATCGACTTCGATTTAAAAGACCCGGAAGGTAACAAATCATTTAAACTGAATGCGGAAGCGGCAAGTAAATGGCCAAAGACGTATGCGGAACTCAGCAAAGGAGGCGAAGGAATACATCTTGTGTATTATTACACAGGCGACACATCAAAGCTTAGCACATTATATTCTCAAGACGTCGAGATTAAAGTATTCACAGGCGGAAGCTCAATGCGAAGAAGACTTAGCAGATGTAATGATATTCCGATTGCTACAATCAGCTCTGGGTTACCAACGAAGGAGGTAAAGCAAGTGGTTGACTGGACCGGATTCGAGAATGAGAAGCATCTGAGGGCAAGTGTCGCTAGAAATCTTCTGAAAAAGAACGTACCTTATACGAAGCCGAGCATCGACTTGATATTTAAAGATCTGGAACAAGCTTATAATTCTGGTATGATTTATGACCTGACCAATATGATTCCGGATGTTCAGGCTTTTGCATTGAGAAGTTCACATAATTCCCAATACTGCCTCAAGAAAGTTGCTCAGATGAAGTTTAAGTCTGATGAGGAAGCAGAATGTAAGGATGTTTCTAACGATACGCTTGTGTTCGTCGACGTGGAAGTATTCCCAAATCTACTTGTCGTTGTGTACAAACCACGCGGAAAGTCTTGTGTGAGATTAATAAATCCTACTTCTTACCAAATCGAAATGCTTTGTAAGATGCGGCTTGTTGGGTTTAATAATCGTGACTATGACAACCATATTCTATACGCTCGAATGATGAAGTATTCGAATGAAGAATTATATAAGTTGTCAAGATCGATCATTAAAGATAAACGTGGAAAATTCGGTTCGGCTTATAATTTGAGCTATACGGATATTTACGACTTTTCTTCGACAAAGCAGAGCTTAAAGAAATGGGAGATTGCTCTAGGTATTCATCATCTTGAGCTTGAATTTCCTTGGGATGAACCAGTTCCTGAGGAAGCTTGGGAGAAGGTTGCCAAATATTGCGAAAACGATGTAATCTCGACCGAAGCATTGTTTGACCATTTAGAGCATACTGATTTTCTTGCTCGTGAAATCCTTGCAGACTTAGCTGGCATGTCTGTCAATACTAAGACAAACGACTTGACCGCACAAATTATATTTGGTGCTGACAAGAAACACACCCAGCTTGTCTATACTCATCTGGATACCGGAGAACAAGAACTTCCACCTGGCGTCGAGCCATCCAAAGAGATTAACTGCTTTCCTGGATATGAGTTCAAAGATGGAAAAAATATATTTCGTGGTGTAGATCTTGGACGTGGTGGCTGGGTATATGGTGAACCGGGTATGTATACAAATGCGGCGCTTCTTGACATTGCAAGCATGCACCCAAATTCTGCTGTCGCGCTGATGTTCTTTGGTCGGCATACTGAGAATTTTAAACAACTTCTTCAGGCGCGTATTTATATTAAACACAAGGATTATGAATCGGCAAAGAAATTGTTTGATGGTAAGCTTGCTAAGTATTTAGATGATCCTAAGACGGCTAAGCAGCTCTCCAAGGCTTTGAAGATTCCAATTAATGCGGTATATGGCTTGACTTCTGCTAGATTCGAGAATCCTTTCTACGACAAGCGGAATGTTAACAACATCGTTGCTCTACGTGGTGCGTTGTTCATGAAAACCTTGTTTGACGAAGTCACGGCAAAGGGATTCAAGATATTCCATGTTAAAACGGACTCTATCAAGATAGCTGACGCAACGCCTGAAATTATTCAGTTCTGCATGGATTTCGCTAAGAAGTATGGATATACGTTTGAGCATGAGGCAACTTATGAAAAGATCTGCCTTGTCAATAATGCAGTGTACGTTGCGAAGGCAGCTACACCAGAATGGTGCCAGAAGGCATACGGATATTTGCCAGAAGAGAACGAACCTAGCTATCTTGAAAGCGAAGGATATTGGACGGCAACAGGTACTCAGTTCCAGATTCCATATGTATTTAAGACGCTGTTCTCGAAGCAACCGGTCGATTTTGAAGACAAATGTGAAGTTAAATCTTCTAAAGAAGGGGCTTTATATTTGGACTTTGATGAAGGGCTTCCGGAAGGCGAGCATTCTTATCGCTTTGTTGGTAAAGTTGGACAATTCACTCCGATCAAGGAAGGTTGTGGTGGTGCAAGACTTCTTGCCAAACGTGAAGACAAAAAGACTGGCGAAACAAAGTTCGTTGGCGCAACCGGCACAATTGGCTATCGCTGGATGGAATCCGAAGTTGTTCGAATGAATAATAAGCAGGATTTAGCAGACGATAGCTATTATATTTCCTTAGTTGATGACGCAAAAGATGCTATAAGCAAATATGGAGACTTCGAATGGTTCGCAAGCTGATATTTGAAAGGAGAAACCTATGTTGAAAGAAAAAGCGCAGACCGCAGTCGGAGAAACTGTTGTTGACGGTGTTAAGGCAAAACTGAAACAGGATCTCAAGGAAAATTGGAAAGAATATGCGCTGGTGGCGGCCGGAATGATCGGCGCAGCCGCTGGCGTTAATCTTTTGTTTAACATCATCAATCGTCCAGTAGCAAATCGTAGCAATATTCACTTTTATATTCACATTATCTAATTTCAAAAGGAGAATTAACTAAAATGGATAACCTCAAGATTGAAAACGCTCATGTAATTTACAAGAATTTCGCCGGGAATCGCGACCAGTATCATCCTGGAAAGCGAAGCTTTTCTATCGAACTGGACGATACCGAAGCAGCTGCTCTGGAAGCAGATGGTTGGAATGTCCGTCGGCGACCCACAAAGTCTGACCCGGATGTGATTATTAACACCATTCCCGTTGAACTGCGATTTGATATTTTCCCGCCGAAGATTGTTATGATCGGAGAAAGTAGCAAGCGTGTAACCTATTTGGATGAAGTCACCGTCGGACAGCTCGACACGGCAGCAATTAAGAATGTGGATCTTATGATTCGCCCTCGTGAATGGACTGCCGCTGGAAAGAGCGGTGTTAAGGCGTACCTGAAAACTGCCTATATTACTATCGAGGAAGATGACCTTGATCTGAAGTACACCGCGCTCCTCGAAGATGTAATGCAGAATGGTGCGTGTCATTCCCAGAGCGATTCCGACGATGAAAACGTTCCGTTCTAAGGAGGAGATTCAATGAACGCTAAAGACAATTATACAGCCAACTCGATCGGTAAAAATGAAGACGCTGTCAATCATCCATCGCATTATACATCTTCTGGCGAAATCGAATGTATCGATGCAATTGATGCATGTATTTCTACATATAAGGTCCCTGTGCACGCAGGACTCGTCTGGCAGGTCGTGAAATATCTTTGGAGAGCTCCTCTAAAGGGTCATTATGAAGAAGACATCCATAAAGCAAAATGGTATCTGGATCGGCTGGTGATGAAGCTCGATGGCAATAAAGCTGTATGACCATCAGTTAGCAGCATTAAAAGATATTTCCAATGGCTGTATTCTGTGCGGTGGTGTAGGTAGCGGCAAGTCCATTACGGCCATTGCATGGTATTACATGCAAAATGGCGGTTCCATAATGTCGTTGCAAGGTAATGAGTACATTCCAATGAATGATCCACCCAAAGACCTATACATTATAACAACTGCGCGAAAACGGGACACAAAAGAGTGGGAGGGGGAGTTAGTTCCCTTCCTGCTCTATCCCGGGCAATCAAATTTATATTCCAATAAAGTTGTTATTGACAGTTGGAACAACATCAAGAAATACATTGGCATCACAAATGCAATATTTATCTTTGATGAACAACGAGTCGTTGGTTATGGAGAGTGGACAAAAAGTTTTCTCAAAATTACAAAGAATAATCAATGGATTATGCTATCAGCAACACCTGGCGATACATGGTCCGACTACATTCCAGTCTTTATAGCAAATGGGTTCTATAAAAATAAAACAGAATTCAATTCAGAACATGTAGTATTTAAACCATTCTCAAAATTTCCGCAGATTGACAAATACATTAATATCCAACGATTAATTAGGCTACGCAATCGCGTTCTTGTTGACATGGACTTCAACCGAGCCACAACAAGACATAGTATCTCAGTAAGATGCAGCTACAATGTTGATATTTACAAGTCAATCACGAAAGATCGCTGGAACCCATACACAAAGGCTCCGATTATGAATGTATCTGAATTGTGTTCTGTGTGGCGCCGATGTGCAAATGAAGATCCGTCCAGATCTGAGCGAGTTCTTGATATTTGCAGCCATCGAAATAAGGTAATCATTTTCTATAACTTTGATTATGAGCTTGATATTTTAAGAACATTGCCTTACTCCAATGGAACTGAAATGGCCGAATGGAACGGTCATAAGCATCAGGATATTCCAAACACTAACAAATGGGTATACCTCGTCCAATACACAGCCGGAGCAGAAGGTTGGAACTGCATTAAAACAGATACTATTATATTCTATTCGCAAACTTATTCCTATCGTACATTGGAACAATCAATGGGAAGAATAGACCGCTTAAACACACCATATAGGGACTTATATTACTATCATCTAAGAAGTATGGCCCCTATAGACATCGCAATCTCACGAGCACTCAAAAATAAGAAAAAATTCAATGAGACACGATATGTGTCTTCCATGACAACTTTGAAAGGGGTAACTAACTATGCGAAAGTATCTTCGTAACATTGCCAGAAAGAATATGGAACGTGCTGGTATCAGACACTTCAATCGTCATCGCGATGACAACGGAAAGCGTACCGATAGTTATTTTGCACTCAATTGGAGGGACTGGGTAAATGCCTGATATTCGGCAGTTTGAGGTTGACTTCAACACATATTGTAAACTCTGTAAACATAAAGATGTTCTCGAAACAGAGGATCCTTGTAATGACTGTTTAGAACAGTTCTGGAACTGGAATTCATCCAAACCTGTTAATTATATTCCTGCGAGCAAGACTGATTCTGTAAGGTCAAGAAAGGCCGATAAAGGACGAGGTAAATGATCTCGCAAAAAATGCAGCCATTATAATGAAAGGAGGCTGCGAAGCCATGGAAAACAAAAATAATCAAATCTTTTATTATGGCCTTGGAGGGGCCGACAAGAACTTCAAAGTTCTGAATTATGAATTTATTGAATCCAGTAGATACTCTATCTGGGTCGAGAATGTAGTAATCGAACGATTGCTGGATAGAAATCCAGGTGTCGTCGAGATCTATGCGATCGACAACAGAAAGGGATTGAAATGGGATCTCACTGAATCGCTTAAGGAAGGCACGATGGAATCTTGTCAGCTGTTCAAGGATATCCTGAGAAGAGAGGGTAAAAAGGTTTATCCGGCTAACAAGTGACCTTTATGGAACCTGGTGTATTTTACATCGGGTTCCAATTTTTATATTTTTGAAAGGAGAACGTTAATGGTTACTTTCGAGCAGGCACGCAAGTCACTTCCTAAAATTGGCGATCATCGTCATGGAGGAATTGTAGATTATGTTAACGAGGATAAATTTTGGTATCGAGTACGCTTCTCGTGGGGGACAGAGTGCTATAAGGTTCCAAAAGCACAAACAAAAGAGAACTACGAACATAAACAAATCAAGCAATCAACAAAAAGACCTCGTAAGGATATGAAGTATGAAATCGTCGAAACTGGCAAAAAATACGCGAGCTTCGAAGAAATTGGCATTGATATTGGCTGTAATGGCGAACGAGCTCGTAGTGCGTGCCGTAGAGGCAAAAATGCATGAAGAAATGGACGATCAGACGTCTAAAAGAAGGGGCTTAATATGGAAGTAACCCGTGTAATTATAAAGAAGCAAGTTCCGATGGCAGATAAATTGACCGCAGTATCGATTATATCTGCGCTCAATCTACAAGAATTAAAAGAACTTACAAACAAACAAGATAAAACTTTTGGGGATGTTGCTAAAATTGCTCAATATATTGTCGACTTTGATAGAGCATCACAACTTATGGGATTTAAGAACTGCCAGGATCTAATGGATTTTGCACAGATCTATGGGACTGAGGCTATTATGTAAAAAGGAGTAAATGATATTTATGGAAGATAATGCTATTGTTTATGATAACGACATCAACGCCGTCAATATTGAAATTTACCAAAGAACCGGTTTCAATAACGATTTGGAAAATCGGTACCGTTGTGTTTGTTGTAAGAAACCCGTTTCAATCCGTGATAGCTATTCAAGCTGTGGTCATCGTTTAATCTGCGACGCTTGTTATATCAAGTATTTTGACGATGATATTTTGAAAGCACATGAATGGATGCGTGAAGATAAAGTATAGTAAACATGGAGGATTAATATTTTTATGAATGACAGTAATGCCGAGCTTATTGACATCATCCCTTTTAAGGAAGATGGATGTTGGTATCTCAAGCTAATTTATAAATATGAAGATGAACAGGGCAAGCATACAGTTGCAATCCCAAAAGCCGCGATACCATTTAATCAGTGGTACATTCCACATATCAACATACCACAGTCTTATTATAGATGCTCGTCGGAAAAGCCTTATATTGAATGCAGCGATTCAATGCTCCTATACGATTCTACTTTTGAACTCGCAACTAAGCGAGGAGTAAAGCGTAATGGATGCTATTTTGATATTATTACTGAGTATGCCGCTAAGGAAATGACTCTTGATGAGATCGAGAAGGAACTTGGATACAAAGTAAAGATTATTAATAAAGAAGATAAGGAGAATAAGTAATGATTAAACTTAAAAACACTGAAGTTATGGGCTGGGAGGCAGCCATCAGAGGCATGCGTAATCCGATGAACTCTTGGGAAAAAAGTGATGCAAATTGGGAAACTCACTTCTGGGATGATCGAGTCATGGTTACCAATCAAAAATTCATGTATGATAGTAAATTAGTCATTGGACCTAATGACCTCGATCTTATGAAGCGTCTTCGCAACGCCGGTACGGATCATCGTAAGTTCATGCGGATGATTACCGTGTATGTTGATATTACGGCTCCGCTGTATTGGTGGAAGGAATTCGATACGTATAAAGTAGGTACCGTTGCAAATTCCTGCTCTACGATGCACAAGATTGCAGCGAAGGAGTTTACACTGGAGGATTTTAGTCATGAGCATCTCTTCGATTTAATGATAGGCGACGTAGAGTTTCTCCCCACTGAAATTTTGGAGAACACCATCATTTGTCTTAATGAATGTCGTAAAAGATATTTGAAAGCTCTCAAAACTAAAAATCCGTCGGTTCCTGCTAAAGAGTACTGGTGGCAGATGATTCAGCTTCTTCCGAGTTCCTACAACCAGCGCCGAACGGTCATGCTGAACTATGAGGTTCTGGCAAACATGTACAAATCTCGTAAGAATCATAAGCTCGACGAGTGGCATGTATTCTGCGATTGGATTATGAGTCTACCCTATTCGGAGCTTATTACCGGAGCATTTGATAAACAGGAGGCTGATAAAAATGACGTTTGATCGATTCAAAGAAGAGGGAAGAACCATCTGTATCCAATTTGAATGCTATAGATGTAAACAAATTGCCTATAGGGCTATGGAAGAATGTCGCCCGAAGGACCGTGAGCCGACTTTTCTAAGGGATATGGAACCTCCAAGTGACTGGGGTAATGCTGGGCGATTTGGACATCTTCTTTGCCCGGAGTGTAAGCAAAAATTTGATGCGTTTATGAAGGGAGAACCGGTGGAGTGAAACGAAAAACGGCCATGCTGAACTATGATAGTCTGCCTTATAGCGAACCGATTACTGGTAAGGAGGAAAAGCAGATGTTTGAAGGAGTAAAAGAACCATTATGTACTCGCTGCGTTCACCGGGAAGTATGCACCTATAAACAGGACTACCTAGATATTCTCAAAGCAGTCGAAAACACATCTGTAATTAGAGATACGCCCGATAGAAAAATCACATCAAAGAAAGTGATTTGTTATGACTTCATCAGTGAGATCGCTGTATGCTGCAAGTATTATCAAAACTGGACGGGAACCTATCGTTCCGGAGAGGTAGATGGTAGGTGCAAGGAGGATATTTCATGATTGCAAGGAAATGTGATCGGTGTGGTTCGTTTTATATTCCTGAGGACAATATGAGAACATATATAATTAGTAAGAAATCTTTAATTAACATAGAAATAGATTTATGTCCAGAATGTCATGATGATCTTATTACATTTATGGCGAATCCCAATATGGTGCATGTGTATTTAAAGCATAAGAAAGAAAGAATTTAATGATTAAAACATTCGTCAAGAAACCTGTCAAAGTCCAGGCAGTTCAATGGACTGGGGATAATTATGGAGAGATTGCCTGTTTCGTTGGGCATGTTCGCTCTGTGTATCATTTAAACGACGAATATACAATTATTGAAACGTTTGAAGGAGATCACTGCTTAAGAAATGGCGATTGGATCATTCGCGGATTTAATGGTGAAATCTATTCATGCGATCCTGATATTTTTGAGAAAATTTATTCGGAGGTAATTTATGATTGAACGAACTGTAACTATTAAAGGTAGAGAGGAGGATGTTTCTACTGTACTTAAGCTTCTTAGACATATGGAATATCTTGGAGACGTTGGAGCAAGCAGAAATATTGTAGTACGGGTCGACGGAGATGGCTATGGTCGAATTCATGTAACAGATGAAAGCGGAGAGAAGCTAGATAATGACCGCTATAGTACAGAGCAATTCTCTAGTATGGGTGCTATTGTTGAAGTTTATGATATCGGTTAAAAGGAGAATGATATTTATGAGCGTTATGGAACAATGGGCAAAAAGAGAAATCGAAATTGCATGTAAGCATGAGCGAGGTAATAAGGATCCTGAGCTTTGGGATTACGGTGTAGCTTGCTATGAAAGTGCGTTTAAGGCGTATAAAAGCCTTATGGAAGATGAGCATTCCGGTTGCAGCATTGGAATTACAATGAGCATTCTCAAACAACTGGTCCAAGGTAAACCGCTGACGCCTATCGAGGACACTCCTGATATTTGGCGTGAAGTTGGATTCATAAATACCGGTATGATTAAGAGTTTACAATGCAGCCGTATGGGCTCTTTCTGGAAAGATATTTACCCCAATGGAACTGTTAAATATGTTGACAATGACCGCGTGATTGCTTATTGCATAGATCACCCAACAGTTGGTTGGCATAGTGGAACAATTGTCGATCTTATTCACGAAATGTTTCCAATCACCATGCCTTATTGCCCTGAAACCAATCCCTACAAAGTTTACATTTATCAAGGCCTTACCGATCCTAAGAACGGAGATTGGGACACTACTGCGGTTTTCTACGCCATAAAACCAGATGGCGAACGTGTGGAGATCAATAGATATTTCGATCAAACTGGCGAGACCAGAGAAATCACAAAAGAAGAGTATCAGGAAAGAGAGAAACATTTTGTAAACCAGGATCATGAAAAATTCGTAATTGCATAAATTACATTGCAAGCCTGATGTTTTCGAAAAAGACATATGAGGAGGTCTATTGATGCGTAAAATGTTCATTATCGTCGCCCTGATATTTGCTTTTCTTCTTGGAGCATGTAGCACGGTCAAAGTTGGAGCGGTTCAGGATAATCCGATAAAAATCTGGCCGGAAAATGAAAACGGTCCATATAGAACTCTATGTGTTGTCGATGAAGAAACTGGCGTCAATTATATTGTGACTGCCATTGAATCATATGGTAAATGGTGTGGCATCGCTATTACACCTCGCTTGAATGCCAATGGCAGTTTGTATACGAGCAAGTGAGGAGGCACTTATGAGACTTTGTAGAGTAGATGGACGAATCGGATATTTTCATTGCTGGAAGAGGTTCGTAATCGCATAAATTACAACCATATATATGAGAGGCGGTGACACACTGTATATTTGTGTCGCTGCTTCTCATTTTGTTTTTATGGAGGTTATAAAAATGAAGTTTGATATTATCAAGATTATCGAATTACTTTGGGGGTATGGGTATGAACTGGATATTATTCCGTTAGAAGAAAACCGTGTAAGAATAAAGGTTCGTTCCGGAGAATCCTATAGCAGCAAGACGATTGATCTCAATGCAGAAGCTAGGTATGCTGGGAATCCTAATGACATTATCTACCGAAGAGTTTTAGAGGTCATCATGAATCTCAGAGCTTTTGAGGGCGGTTATAGACCCGTATACTGCTCATGTGGTGGCTCGTTGTATGATAAGAGCGGTGGAAAGTCCCCCAACTTTACCTGCATGCGCTGTGAAAAAACTTACCCGAAGTGGAAACTTGAATACGATCAGATTGTAGTAAACACAATGACTGGATGGATATTCCCGATGGTAAGGCGTAAAAAGGAGGAATTAGAGAAATGACCGAAGATATGATGGCAACTATATCTACGTGTATCGCGATGGATGGAGGTAATGATAATTGGTTATTTTGATTCGGAAGATGTACTAGCAATGGGTTATTTTGATTTTATGGGATTGTTAAGGATACTTAAAGAGAAAGGATATGAGTTAACCTTATACTCAGGCGATAGAGACGAAGTTCATATCAAACTAACAGATTGGGATCGGGACACAGGTTGCGCATTCAACGTGAAACAAATAGTTTCGTTGAACTCAATAGAACGATACCGGTGCGGCCCCAACTACGCTTTATGCAATATTTTCCTAAAGTTGATGGAGCAATTGGATAGACGAAGAGTAGGTGATCTCAATGGCAAAGAAACCTGATTATACCCATATCTTTTGCCCATGTGGCGGAATTATTGGAGATGAATCTGGGAAAGCAGACGTTGACATGATTCGCTGCAATCGCTGCGGAAAAGTATATTCTATTTGGAAACTTGATTACGACACCATATACCGAAACGAGAAAACCAATTGGATTTATCCAGTAAAAAGGAGAAAAAGCAGTAATGAAGATTATCAAGGAAGGCGTGGATCCTAGCAAAACATATCGATTCGTATGTGTAAACTGCGGGTGTGTTTACGAAGAGTTAGATAGCAAATGTGGCCATATGTGGTCCGAGGGTAAATGTATGTATATTCGTGTTTGCAATTGTCCAATGCCATTTTGCCATAATAGTAATTTTTCGACAGAAATTGTTAATGATTAAGGAGATTGCTTATGATTAATAATGACATTTACGAAAAAGAAATCGATATTCGTAAGAAAATCCTGGACTTTGATATTCGTAAAACCAGAATCAGAACCCTTGTCAATGGTCACTATGTAGAACTGCATGGTGTTGAAACAGAGCCAACCGATGTAGATTTTATCGGTAAGGTAATTGTTCCAAAAATAAAGGCTTTTGAAGAAACGTATAAAGTGGAAGCTTACGCAGCAATCTACTCTGATTTTGGCGAAATCGGTAAACATCTTACACTTCTTTTCGTGTCTAATTATAAAGATGAATGGGAAGATGACAAGAAATGGCTTGAAAAAATGCAGCCATTTGCTTATGTATGCAATCTAACTTATCCAGAATACTCTGAATTTGGCACTGTAGTTCTAAAATGCCAGGATGGCGAAGTCGAAAGGATTGGATGAAATGGACACAGTTATAAATTTCAATGATGATATTTTCAAAGAATACCCAGGACGCTTTAATCTTTATTTTAAAGCGCCATGTCTGATTCTAAGGGTCATGATGCTTATCGATAAAGGATGGAATATTAAAGCGGTTTACTCTGGCGATACTCTTGATATTTACGATTGGGTTCGTGTTTATGTAACCTCACCTCCGGAACGAGGTAGCACCAAATATCTTTATATGCTTGAGAATGGAGTTGCTAAAAGCGAACACGATATGATGTTATTTCTTGATGCGATAGAGGAGAACAAATAATGGAGATTTTGGCGGTCATGTTAGGTTACATTGGATTTAAAATTGGAGCCGGCTGGTTTTATTGGCTATGTTATATTCTATGGCTCGTTATTCAATTAGCCGAAGAGTCAAGGGAGTGTAAATGACGTTTTCATGTTATGGTTGTACAGAACGTACTCCAACCTGCCATACAACTTGCGAGACTTATATTTCGGAGCAGAAAGAATGGCTTGAACTAAAGAAAAAGAATAGAGATCCACTTAAAAACTATGTGTCTCGTGCGATTGTTATTAATCGTGATATTTCTGCTAAAAGGAGACGAAATCATCCGTTAAAACCAGGTTGCATTAGATAACTCGCAAAAATTTCACATCATATAATGAAGAGAAGGCAACTCTTATTATTCAAAATTTATATTATTAAAAAGAGGTATTATTATGTTTAATGTTGCTATTATCGTTATGGTATGTGTATTCTACCATCTCTACAATGTTCTGGAGACTAAACAGGAACAAGAATTCGAAGCCAGAGAAATGGCTAAAGCTAAGGAGGAAGGTTATGAAGTATACTTCGCTTGATATTTACAATCAAGTAAGAAGGATGGATTAACATTCCTCCTTCTTTTTTTATTTTTGAAAGGAGAAAATGAACTATGGGACCGTATTACAACCCTATTGAAATGGGATTACCGAAGATTACGAAGGAAAGAATCTTGCCTGCATGTTATGTAAGACTTCGCCAACGAACTGAACGCGAAATAACGAATGCACAGGGAAGCCGCATTAACCAGTTATATATGATTGCTGGTGAAAAAATAGGAAGAGTCATTTCTGTAAATAAAAACCAAATCACAAATATCGAATATGCCGATGTTGTATTCGATCATATGGACTATATTTCGCGTGTAGATACAAGATACCTTGATTGGTTATACATCTCAACCGACTATAGCAATATTGCCCCGGGAGATTATTTGGTTTCCCCAAATGGCTGCAACCATAAAGTCTCTTACGTAGATATTATTAAGTATTCTACAATGCCTGGGTATTGCTCTAAATATGTCTGCGATGATGGACGTTCTGTAACATTCTCGTGGATTATTAGGAGAATCAATATAGTTCGCGCAGAGCGGAAAGTTGTCGACTATACCGAAGACAATCTAAGCAAGTTTATTAACGCATGCCTCAGCGATATCCAGAACAATCATATATTGCCTAGTTCCGTAGCAAAGGATATCCTCAATTCCTATTATGGAATGCATTCCTTCAAAGATAGAGAACCTACCGAATGCAAGTGTAGCAAGTCTAATGCTATAGGTTATGGTTTTCGGCATGCAACAATCTATTCGGAACCATTTACTATCGATAAAAATGAAACCGACAAAATGTGTTCAATTGACACGTTTGACATTATTAAGGAGATGCAAAAAATGAAGAAATCCATCAAGAAGCCTGTAACCAACCCTATCGAGAAAGTTATTTTCAACCCTCCTGCGACTATCGTATTCTGGAAAGACGGCTCTAAGACCGTTGTGAAGGCTCAGGGCGAGGCTTTTGACCCGGAAAAGGGACTTGCTATGGCAATTTCGCGCCATTATCTCTGTGATATTTGTAATTTGACGCGATTCGATGGTGTGTTCAAGAAGTATCTGACAAATGAAACTAAGGAGAAGTAACATGAAGCTTGTTGTATGTGTTCTCTTGATTTGCTTTTGCATTGTCGTTTTTACCGGATGTTGTTCAACTTCTGAAAGAGACGGCGGCGATTATGAATGGTACATCAAGATTTACATGCCCGATGGCGTCATAGAAGGGCCGGGACGTATTATAATCACGTCTAATTCAGGGATTGTCAATGCAGAAGTCGACGGAATTCAATACAGAGTCGGTTCTCAGAATATCTTGGCAAGAAAACTGATGTCTAAATGATATTTAAAGAGAGGATGAAAAAATGCCCATAGTAGGTTTGCTTGTAACTAGCATTATATTGCTTGGAGTTGTAGCTTTTATATTTAAATGTCCAACCATCGGAGGAGTTTTAATTGGTATTGCCTTTGCAATAGCATATATGGCGATTTCAAATAAACTCAAGTAAGGAAAGGATACATAAGATGTTTGTTATATTTGTAGCACTTTTGCTAATAGCATTTATTATTGCATGGAACATCTTCAAGTGGGCATTGATATTTGCGCTGTATGCTTTCCTACTTCTCCTGGTATTCTTTGCCCTTTTATGTTTGCTTTGATATTTGGAGGATCATCGATGTTTCTAAATTTTGCATTAATGTGCTTTGCTGGAGCCCTTGCGGTGATATGTTCGCTAATGAATGTAACCGCAGGGGTTTTTATTTGTGTGATTCTTGTCGCAGTCTTTTGGCTGCTATTTATTTTAGACAACATTAGCATTTAGAAAGTAAGGGATTGATATTTATGCCGATTAAAGAAGCTACCAAAGAAGATATTGCTGCGATGAAGCAACGGTTGAAAGAGAAAAAAGCAGACTTGCAAATGGACTCCGTTGTACGAATGGTGAACCAGTCAAAGCATAGAGCTATGGAAGGAGTGCACAAATGATTAGAGTTGTACATGCGATACATTATACGGTTATTAAACGAAATTTCGGACAAACAGGTGAGATCCGAGTATTCTATTCTGGAATGCATGATGACCCAATCCGGCATTTCTTTGTTCCATTTTCAGAATTACATAAGTACCTAAAATGGTATTCTCGGATGGATTATGTTGCTGACAGAATTGATATTTGAAAGGAAGTTATAAAAATGAATTTCAATGATGGAAAAATTATCGAAAATCCTTGCGATAAATGCAAAAACTTTGACTTCTGCAAGTATGCCATGGCCTCTCAGGAGGCTCTCAGTAACCTCAAGATCGGAGATGGTAACGGCCCATTCTCCATCATAGTTTCCTGCCGTTATCGCTCTAGTCCGGTGTGTGGGTCCTTACGGGGCACCAATACAAATTATTAATATTTTTGAAAGGACGGATAATGGTTATCATGTACAATTTTACAGAAAGTAACCCAAACGTAACTGTTAGGGAAGCCAGCGATTTCTGCCAGGTAAGCGAAACAACAATACGAAAAGCTATTAAAACTTACGGTATGCATACATGGAAAGACGACCGTGGTGTCATCCATATACGTAGCCTCGATTTGCTTAAATATTATCGTCATAAATGCGACGTCCAGCTTCGAGTAATGGAAGCAAAATTGAGAACACTTGTCAATAAAAGACGTGCCGCTTTAGAGAAGTATGACGACCTAAGAAGAGAATATGATTTCCAGCTCGAAGGCGAAGCTCATGGCGTGACCGAAAAAGATATTCAGGGTGCGCTAGATGCGGTTAAAAATCTTCATCAAGAAGTTAGCAATGTATCGTTTGAGATTTACGAATTCCTGACTAGAGATTGTTCCTGGATTTAATTAGACTGAAAGACTACTTGATATTTACAGGTAGTCTTTCTTTTTAAAAATTATGGAGGTATTTTTTATGGAAAATATTATGAATGGTGAACTCGGCATTATGGTTTATTGTGATCGATGCGGAAAAAGATTATTCCGTAGAGCCGAACGAGGGCGCTTTATTGTGGATAATGGGGCCACTTTCCAGAATATCCAAAAATATGAAGCTTTGCCGAATGATTGGAAAATCGTTAACACTGAGCTTCTCTGTCCTTATTGTACAACTCGTATCTTCTATCCGCATGATGGGGAACGGAAGACATTATGGGCTCGCCTGGGTGCAACGCTTGAGCTTACCGAGGCTCAGTATAATGATATTATGAATGCTAAGAACGACCCTGATACTGCATTTAAAGCTTTCAAAGCTGTGATTGATGCAGAGTGTTTTGAAATTGACGGTGAATGTTATATTCCAGATGAAAACGGTGTAGATATTGCGGAATTTGATATTTAAGGAGAAGAATATGGATATTATCTCTGTAGAGTTGGAAAATTCAGTTACTCGTTGCGTTCCTGGGTATTCGGAATACGTTCGCATTACAGCCGATAAAATCACGTTATCAAGTGTTACAACCATGATGATGTATAACGGCGTGGATGGCAAATTCGGATATCAGAATGGTTCTGTATATTTTGCTCGCATCTCACGTTTAGATGGCAATCGCTGGACTGTAGACGCTGCTGGATTGAATCCTATTGCATATGGCAGTCATGATGCAGTTTCTAAGGAGTGGATTGTTGTATGACTCAAACAAATTGTCCGAATTGTGGTGCACCTAAAATTGGTAATAAATGCGAATATTGCGGGACTGTGTTCGATTCGAAGTATATTGAAAAGCCTCGTATCGATCGACGTCAGAGATATCTGGATAAAATGTATTGTATAGGGCGAATTACCATGGAGCAATACCTCACTTTATGTGATGCTCACGCACAAGGCCTGGATGAGTACACAGAACTAAAAATACAATCGAAACTTTTATATTCAGACGCCATTCATGCTATGAAGAAATATGCTCCGGATTTAGCAGCCAAAGGCTTGCCTTCATTAAATGATGTTCGTGCCGTTAAATTTGATCCTAGAACAGAAGGATGGGAGCTTTATATTTGAGATATACGAGCGATGGAGAACAACTAAGATCGCGTAGAATGGGTCTTGGTATGAGCGTTTCTAGAGTTGCTAAATTGTCTTTTTTGTCAAGGCAAGCAATTTATAACGTTGAAAATGGGGCTGGATCAAAAATGATAACAAACTATTTGAATTTATTTTATAAAGATTTTGAAGAAAAATTAGGGAATCTTCAAAACAAATGACTTTAAAAATGTCCACGTAGTTGACAAAACTGTAATAGTGGTTTTTAAAGGCCGTTTTCATTTTTGTCCACGTAGTTGACACTTTTGGGCGATTTTTCATTTTTGTCCACGTAGTTGACACTTTTGCGGATAAATGGCTAAATTATTTTTCAACTACACACGAGAAAAATAAAAAATATATAAAAGAATATGCAAAAAAATCTATCCATTTAGCCAGAAGAAATTTTGAGCTGGAAATGATATTTTGAATTGGGGGACGATACTTCATGGTTGATTATGTTATTTGTCAAGTTAGTCTTAGTCTGGCACGTTTGATGCTTTGGTTCATGGAGAACATATTAATAGGTGTTGTATGGGCCGAGGAATACAATTTTGGTTTTCTGTCTAAAATATTCGATTTTCTATTTCATGCTGCTGTCAAAATTGCCAATTGGTTGTGTGATATGCATTTGAAGCATTATAGATAAATCCGACTAATTTCCTCGCATATTTTACCTTCTATTTAATGAACAATATTAAAAGGAGGAAATTATTATGTTTCTTAGTGGATTGATTTTTGGTATGTTGATCGGGGTGCTTCTGATCAAATTGCACCGGCTTTTGAACGAAGTGGATTCGGAAGCCAAGCGGATGACAGAAGATGCTAAAGCAACGTATCAATTCTGGAAAGAGCGACGTAAAGTTCAGAATTGATATTTTCAAAAGAGAACTGGTTTTACAACTGGTTCTCTTTTTTATCATTAATTATCAATCGCAAAAATTGCATATCCTATAATGAGGAGAAATCCTCAATTAAATATTATTTGGAGGTAAATTAGTATGAAGAAATTATTAGAGGGCATCGAACTGTTTATTGATTGGTTTGCGATACTTTTGCAGCTACCATATTTAACAATCGCAGGGATGATCGTTTCCTATAGATGGGAACCTTCCGAACTTAGCGATAATATTTATGCGTGGTTGCCGACTATCGGTTTTGAACAAATTTGGATCGATGCCTATGGTAGGCTTGATTATGAAATTATACTATATAAAGAACTATTTAATTGATATTTCTAAAAGAGAACTGGTTTTACAACTGGTTCTTTTTTTTATACCTCGCATATATTTCCTACTATTTAATGAAGAATAAAACTTTAGGAGGAAATTATATGAAAACTGTAATTGGCTATGTGATTAATACATTTAGATGGAATAGCATGGCAACATTTGGAATACTCGGTGTTCTTAGTCTGTATGCAACTATTATTGGTGTATACAACGTTGGACCGGTATTTGAAGCGTTGTGGTATGCTTCGGCATTTGACTGTTTTATATCCGCGGCCATTGTTATTGGATTGAAGAGTTTTAAGCGAGTTTAATATTCTCAAAGAGAGTTACTTTTACAAGTAGTTCTCTTTTTGCCATTTAACTGCCCTCGCATGTTTTTCAAGTCCTATTATGAGCAAAAACGAAAAGATAAAACTATGGAGGAATAATTATGAAATTGTTACTTATTGGATTTGTGTTATCTATTGGATGGCAGCTCGGAGATGCTTTGATTGCTTTCTTATATTATATATGTAGGGAATCGATAAAGAAAACAAGATGGTATCAAGAGATAATCGGACGAAAAGAAACAATAAAAGATCATAATCGTGCAAATGTAGTTAAAAACAAAATCGGTTTTGATATCAATTAGGATTATCACAAAGAGAACTTTCTACAGGGGGTTCTCTTTTTACCGATTGATATTTTTAAAGCGTTGACTGCCCTCGCAAAAATTACAGGGGGTGTAATAGAGAGGAAAACAATTTTTACGTTTTCTTTATATTTTATGGAGGTATGGAATGAAACGAGAAAATAACTTTCAAGGTTCTTTAATTAAAGAATTAAAAAAGATATTTCCAAATTGTATTGTTTTGAAGAATGATTCTTCTTACATTCAAGGTATTCCAGACCTCTCTATTTATGTCGGAGATAAATGGGCATTGCTTGAATGTAAAAGAAGCGCAAATGAGGTGCATCAACCAAATCAAGACTTTTATATTTCAAAAGCAAATGATATGAGTTATGCATCGTTTATCTATCCGGAGAATAAAGACGAAGTCATTGAAGAGCTTAAGCGGTATTTTGCTTAGGCTCTTTTATTTTTGAAAGGAGAATAAAAAGTGGCTTTTGTATTTAATCCCCATAGAAACCTTGTTGGACAGCACGCATTGCTTAGCGCAAGCAAATATCATTGGACGCGATATGATGACGAGAAATTTGTAAATTTTTATAGTTTGGCGTTAGCTGCTCAACGTGGTACTGAACTGCATGATTTTGCGGCCAAAGCGATTAAGCTAGGCGTAAAACTGTCGGGCAATTCTACCATTGCGATGTATGTCAACGACGCAATCAGTTTTGGCATGACTCCGGAGCAGCCTCTTTACTACTCTGAAAACTGCTTTGGCACGGCGGATTCTATTATATTTAATAAAAATAAACTTCGTATTCACGATCTAAAAACTGGAGAAGGACCAACGTCTATGATTCAGCTTAGAATTTATGCGGCATTGTTTTGTTTGGAGTATGCCATTAGTCCGGAAACTATAAAAACAGAATTAAGAATATATCAATCCGGAACCAAGGTATGCGAAGAAGCAGATCCTGAAGAGATTAGAAAGATTATGGATACCATTATTCATTTCGACAAAATGATATTTGATATGAAGAGAGGAGTAAGCTGATATGCCTTTCGGTGAATGCGATTACAGATATGGATATTCTGTTGTCAACGATGAAGACTTAGAAGATGAAGTTCTTTCTGATGATGAACTCAAGCATTATGGTACCCCACGGCATTCTGGAAGATATCCTTGGGGCTCTGGAGAAAATCCCTATCAGCGTACTGGATATTTTAGAAATGGCCTCGCCGAGATGAGGGGCAAGGGGCTGTCTGATAAAGAAATCATGCAGGCCATGGGGCTTTCTTCTACAGAATTTAGACAGATGAATTCTATCAGTAAAGACGCGCAGCGAGCGGAAAATATTTCTAATATTAAGAAGCTTAAAGAGCAAGGTCTGTCTAATGTCGAAATCGGAAAGAGGATGGTTCCTCCTATTGGAGAGAGTCAAGTGAGAGCTCTGTTGAAAGAGCAAGCTAACGAACGTGCAAATCTTACTAAGAACACGGCAGAGTTCATGAAAAGCCAGATGGCTACCAAGAAATATCTAGATGTTGGCGAAGCTTCTGAACGTGAACTTAGCGATATTCTCGGATATAAAGTTACAGCGGAACGACGCGACACTGCTTTGGCTATGCTTCGTCAAGAAGGTTTCGATGTTGTTGATATTCGGGTTCAACAGGCTACTAATAAGCGGAATTTCACAACCATGAAAATTCTTGCTCCCGAAGGTACCACAAAACAAGATATTTACAATAATCTTGATTCTATAAAGTCGATTGGAGACTATGATAATGTTTCTGAAATGACGTCCCTTGGTTTAAAACCTCCTGTAAGTATCGATTCCAGTCGCGTACAGGTTCGATATAGAGATCAAGGCGGTTTAGAGAAAGATGGAACTATCGAACTCCGGCGCGGCGTAAATGATATTTCTCTTGGTGGTGCTAATTATGCCCAGGTTCGTATTGCTGTTGATGGAAGCCATTATTTGAAGGGCATGGCCGTTTATTCCGACAATCTTCCTGATGGTGTTGATATTTTGTTTAACACAAACAAAACGGAAGATGTTCCGATGCTCGGTCCAAAAGATAATACTGTTTTAAAGCCAATGAAGAAAACGCCTGATGGTAAAATCGATATGGCAAATCCATTTGGCGCTACCATTAAAAAACAGGTCGAATACGATGGCGGAGATGGAGAAAAACATCAAGGAACGATTAATATCGTAAATGAAGAAGGAAACTGGGCTGATTACAGCAAAACGCTCTCTGCGCAGGTTCTTTCTAAGCAGCCAATTTCTCTTATTAAGAGACAGCTAGATCAATCTTATGATGAAAAGAAGCAAGAATTCGATACGATTATGTCGTTGACAAATCCTGCTGTAAAAAAGAAGCTGCTTGATACGTTCTCTGAGGATTGTGACTCTGCCGCTGTTAATCTTAAAGCCGCCGCTCTTCCTAGACAAGCAACACAAGTCATTCTTCCTCTTACTACGATTAAACCAACGGAAGTATTTGCTCCTCAGTATCGAGATGGCGAAGAAGTTGTCTTGATTCGTTTCCCTCATGCCGGTGTATTTGAGATCCCAAGGCTTGTTGTTAATAATCGTAATAGAGAAGGTAAAAGTTCTATTGGCGCAGACGCCAAAGACGCGATTGGCATTAGTTCTAAGGTTGCAGAGCAGCTATCTGGTGCTGATTTTGATGGGGATACTGTCCTTGTTATTCCGGTTAATGATAAGATTCGTATTCGTTCCGAGAAACCTTTGAAAGAATTAAAAGATTTTGATCCTAAGATCGAATACAAAGGCTATCCTGGAATGAAAAAGATTAATCCGGATTATAAGCAGAAGCAGATGGGTGTTGTGTCTAATCTGATTACGGATATGACGCTTCAAGGAGCTCCTAATTCCGAGATTGCAAGAGCCGTTAAGTATTCGATGTGCATCATTGATGCTGAAAAACATAATCTTGACTATAAACGTTGCTATCAAGATTGCGATATTGACGCATTGAAGAAAGAATACCAAGGCGGCGGTGGTGTTGCGACGCTTATTTCTCGTGCTAAGAGTGAGGTTCGTGTTCCGGAAAGAAAGAACTTTAGCATCGATCGAGATACAAATCCATTAACGGGAGAACGTAAGTTCAGAGAAACAGGACGAAGCTTTACGGATAAGAATGGTGTAAAAAGCTATGCAGAAGAAAAGTCTACTCGTATGTTCGAGACAAACGATGCGAGAACACTTATCTCTGATGCCGATACCCCAACCGAACGTGCATATGCAAATTATGCAAATCGTTTGAAAGCTCTGGCCAATCAGGCCCGTAAAGAGTACGTAACCACCCCCTCTATTCAAACAAATAAGACTGCTCAGCAAACCTATGCTTCAGAAGTTGACTCACTAAAGGCTAAGCTTAATGTGGCACTTAAGAACGCCCCAAGAGAGCGTCAGGCTCAGATTGTTGCAAATGTTGTCGTTAAGGCAAAGAAACTTGAGAACCCAGATATAACTAAAGGGGAAGAGAAACGACTCCGGCAACAAGCACTATCTGCCGCTAGGATACGCTTTGGGGCTAATAGGCAGAGTGTTCGCATTAATATTACAGATAGAGAGTGGGATGCTATACAATCCGGTGCTGTTAGCAATAGCCTACTCATGCGGGTACTGGCTAATACCAATATGGATGATGTTAAGCAGCGTTCCATGCCACGTGGTGATGCAGAACTCTCTGATGCTAAACAGCGTAGAATCCACAATATGATCGCCGCAGGACGTACTATAGCTGAGGTTGCCGATGCTGTAGGTGTTTCCGTGTCTACGGTTAATAAATACAGTTAATTGGAGGTGATGCTTTATGATTGAAAAGCAATCTATGTTGTCGACAATTGACAATCCTTGGAATCCTTTTACGCAATTCAATGAATGGTATGCTTTTGATGTAAGTCATGGGTATCACTCCTGCGCTGTCTTGGATCGATTCGCAAAGACTTCAAATGAATTATCTGATGCTGACAATTCTGTTGAAATTTCAAATGCAATTGATGAGATTATTAAATGTGATCCAAGACATGTCTTCATAAAAGTCACAAACTAATGCCAACCTACATGTGTTTGGTTTGACTTGAAAAAGAAAGCAAAAATAAAATTTTGTTGCATTTTTAAGTTTAAAAACTTAAGGAATGTTCCCCCTTACGGAATATAAACAAGAATATGATGCCATAGGGGAGGGGTAATATCTATACACCCCCACCCCTGCATCGCGGCCCTCTTAATTTTTTCTCCGGAGGGATATTTTGCTCAAACAAAAGCCTATCTATAACCCATTCAAGGGGAGGCATGTTTCCTTTGTTCACGTTGTTCTCCTTTCCGACGTGGCGTTTGTTTCTCATGTCTGCCTTCCTTACAAATACCTCCGTAGTTTTGTCTCACGCAGATTAAGTTCTGCCATGCCTCTCTTTGAATGGGTTATATTTCTGGAGGTGAAGAAATGCTAGAAGTAACAGGCAACGATATTTCTCTTACTCGTGGTGACACAGCACGGCTCACGGTTACGATTACAAATATTTGTGACGATGGTCTCTACGTTCCTTCGCCAGATGACGTGTTTAAATTCACCGTTAAAGAAACAGCATATGACTCGAATGCGATTTTTCAGAAGGTATCTAGTGGGAATCCGATTTTTAAGATCGACCCAATCGACACAAAAGAATTGGATTTTAGAAGATATGTATATGACATTGAGCTAGAAACAACTAACGGAGAGATCTATACAGTAGTACCATATTCTGGTTTTAGAATCACGAAAGAGGTAACTACATAATGGACAATTGTGCAGATATTATTGGTGTGGTTCGTACAACGTGTGAATTACGAGGAACAGTACAAATCGTAAAAGAGCATGATACATACAATGGCCAGTATAACGTTATACCAAAAGGAAACGCTCAAACATTATACACAATGGACAAACTCATGAAAGAAAATGTCGTTATCGAGAAGATTCCATATTACGAGGTTTCAAACGATAGCGATGGAATAACTGCTATTATAGGAGGAAACGATTAATGGCTAATCAGTTTAAAAACAAAGTAATTTACAATGGCACTGTGCTTATTGACCTGACCGCCGACACTGTTACTGCGGATAAGATTCTTGCTAAGTATACTGCGCATGACAAATCTGGCAATATTATCACTGGTACCTGCGATTATGATGCCAACACCAAAGATGCAACTGTTGGTGTTGCTGAAATTCTGAAGGGCAAGACTGCATACGCAGCAGGCAAAAAGCTTACCGGTACGATGCCCAATAATGGTGCTGTTACTCTGACCGTTGATACTGTCGATGGAGTAGTAAAGATTCCTCAGGGCTATCACGATGGCTCTGGTACTGTTGGTATTCTGAGCACTGAACAGGCAAAGCTTATTGCCGAAAATATTAAGCAGGGCATTACCATTCTTGGCGTTACTGGTACACTTGAGCCTTCTAGTGCTATCAAGGTAACCACTAAAACTGTGACTCCGAAGCCCACGAAGCAGACAATTACTGCTGGCGAAGGCTTCGACTATATGTCTGAGGTTACCGTTGAAGCAATCCCTTATGCAGAAACCGATAATCCTCAGGGCGGAGTTACTGTAACCATCGGTTAAGTCAAAATAGATTTAAGTTGAAAGGAGGAGAGAAGAGTGCCAAAAAAGCAAGACCGTCCTCCAATTACACGAGAAGCTCGTGAAAATTTGATGATGGATCTGGCCATCGACCAAGCTGAAAAGCAGCTTAGGGAGGGAACGGCCTCTTCTCAAGTCCTAGTCCACTATTTAAAACTTGCATCTACAAGAGAGAAGCGAGAAAAAGAAAAGATGGATGCCGAGATTGAGCTTCTTCGTGCAAAGAGAGACGCAGCCGCGGCGGAAGCGCGCAGCGGAGAACTTTATGAACGTGCAATTCGTGCTATGCGAAAATACCAGGGCGCGGATGACTATGAAATCGAGGAAGACGACGTTGGATTATATTAAGACTTGGACAGAGCTAATTAAGTTTCCAACAATCGAAGAACGGATCGACTATCTTCGGACATATTCTATCGTTGGGCAACCGACTTTTGGCTATGACAGATGGCTTAATCAGCGATTCTATGGATCAAAAGAATACAAATTACTTCGACGAGAAATTGTTCGCAGGCAGAAAGGAATGGATCTCGGCGTTGATGGTTATCCACTTCCAAATGTGTTCACGCTGCATCACATGAATCCAATAACAATCGAAGATATCATCAATGGAAGTCCATTTGCTTGGGACCCAGAGTATCTTGTTTGTGTATCGCTTGCTACTCATAACGCAATACATTATCAGAAAGAAAAAACGGGATTACCAAGAATGGCATCTCGAACTAAGTACGATACATGCCCATGGAGGAAATGTAAATGAGTAATAGTATTTTGGAAACGGTTAGAAGGGGATGCCAGATCGACCAGGATTGCGACGATTTCGATTTGGATTTGTTGCCTATCATCAATTCGGTGTTTTCAAAGCTGGCTCAATTAAAGGTTGGACCAGCCGATGGATTTGAAATCACCGGACCCAAAGAGACGTGGCAAGAGTTCTTGGAAGACAAGAAACTTCTTGGCTATATTAAGGAGTATGTTTCTAAAAGCAGTAGACTCAGATTTGATCCGCCTGCGTCGAGTACTATTCTAGACGCATTTAAAGAAGAGATTAAGGAATTAGAGTGGAATATTATTTTCTATCTTGAGCATCAAAATGGATAAGGAGTAAGGTATGCTTTCCAATACAGCAACCCCGCGATACTACGGCCAGTTTCGAGACGCGGTGTTGCGAGGAGAGATACGTATCAATAAATACATCGAAATGGAAATGAATCGGATTGATGATCTGATTCGCGACCCAAAGTATTACTACGATGACAGAGCGGTAGAAGGTTATATAGCTTTCTGTGAAGATGAATTGGTGCTAACCGATGGCTCAGATTTGAAGTTATTATTCACGTTTAAATTGTGGGCCGAAGAGATTTTTTGTTGGTATTACTTCGAGGAGAAGGTTGTCTACGTCGCTGACGAAAATGGCGGCGTCCATGCTCAGAAGAGAAGGATTAAACATAGACTCACGAAGAAACAATACTTGATTGTAGCTAGAGGTGCGGCTAAGTCGTTTTATGGCAGTACAATACATGATTATTTCATGAATGTCGATCTTTCAACGACGCACCAGGTTGCTGTTGCACCAACGATGAAACAGGCGAATGAAGTCATTGCTCCAATCTGCACAGCCATTACGAGGGCAAGAGGTCCGGTCTTTCAATTTCTTACCGAAGGAAGTATTCAAAATACCACCGGCAATAAGGCCAATCGTCAAAAACTATGCTCAACAAAGAAGGGTGTTGAGAATCTTTTGACTGGTAGTTTGCTTGAAGTGCGCCCTATGCGAGTGGATAAGCTCCAGGGGTTACAGGTTAAGTGTGCTACGGTTGACGAGTGGCTTTCCGGTGTTACGAAAGAAGATCCTATTGCCGCGTTGGAACAGGGTGCTTCTAAGGTCAAGGACTACTTGATCCTCGCCATCAGTTCTGAGGGTACTGTTCGAAATGGCATTGGCGACTCCATGAAGATGGAGCTCATCGACATCCTACGTGGCGACTATAAGGCGCCGCACGTGTCTATCTGGTATTACAGACTGGATGATATCGACGAAGTAGCCGATCCAACGATGTGGATAAAAGCTCAGCCCAACATCGGTTTCACCGTAAGTTATGAGACCTATCAGCTTGACGTGGAAAGAGCAGAAAAAGTTCCAGCCGCACGAAATGACATCCTTGCCAAACGATTCGGCATCCCAAGCGAAGGGTATACCTATTATTTCCCGTATGAAGAGACATTACCTCATCCACAGCGAAATTATTGGGAAATGCCATGCGCGATGGGTGGCGACTTGTCTCGCGGAGATGACTTCTGTGCGTTTACTTTTCTATTCCCACTTTCCGATGGATCATATGGTGTAAAGGTTCGTAGCTATATTACGCTAAATACATTACATAAACTGCCTGTGGCAATGAGACTTCGATACGAGGAGTTTATTGCGGAAGGCAGTTTATTTGTTTTCGATGGCATTGTCTTAGACATGATGCAAGTTTACGACGAACTGGATAGCTTTATTCAAGAGCATGCTTATGAGGTTCGGTGCTTTGGATTTGACCCGTACAATGCAGAGACTTTTGTGGACCGTTGGTGCAAAGAGAATGGACCTTTTGGTGTGGTAAAGGTCATCCAGGGTTCCCGAACCGAATCGGTGCCTCTTGGTGAACTGAAGAAGCTCTCCGAGGAGCGTCTTCTAAAGTTTGATGAGAAGTTAATGCAGTTTGCAATGGAGAATTGCGTTACGCTTACCGACACGAATGGCAACAGGAAGCTCATGAAACTTCGGAATGAAGATAAGATCGATAACGTGTCGGCAATGATGGACGCCTGGGTTGCATACAAGGCAAATGGCGACATGTTTGATTAAAGGATGTGAGAAATCAAAATGGAAACCTATTTAGCCCATCACGGTATCTTGGGTATGAAATGGGGTATTCGAAGATACCAAACTCCAGATGGTACGCTTACGGCTGCCGGTCAGGTCCGGTATGGGCGCAAGATGACTGCTAAGCGTAAAGCCGCTGCGCGAAAGGCTGCCCAGACGAAAAAGAAGGCCGCTGAGGCGAAACGTAAGGAAGAAGAGTCTAAGCAAAAAGCAGAAGCTAAACGTATTGCCGATGAAAAAGCAGGTAAATACCGTGATGTTTCGACTATGAGCGATCAAGAGATTCGTGATTTTCTGAACAGAAAAGATCTTGAGCGCAAGTATTTGGCCGAGATTACTCCCAAAACTGTCGAAAAAGGACAGAGCACAACTATGAAATATCTTTCTAAATTTGGCGATAGTTTGGCATCCAACATTGCAACTGGAGCGGCGAAACGTGTTGCAAATAAGATTCTTGATACTACATTTGGCCCAGAGAAGGGTAATAAGAAAAAAGACGACGATGATTGAGGTGAAATCAAAATGGAAACCTATTTAGCCCATCACGGCATTCTTGGTATGAAGTTGGGTATCCGAAGATACCAGAATAAAGACGGCACACTTACCGAAGCTGGCAAAGCTCGTGCAATGAAAGTAGACAGTAGTTCTTTCAGATCGTGGAGAGATACAAAAGCAGCTAAGTCAATTTTGAACGATAATATTCGAAGAAATTCGGCAATCGCCGATACATTCAATCGAGCAAAAGATAAAGCTTCTGAAGATGTTGAAAAATATGACAAAATTGGTGACGTTATTAGGGGTAGAAAAGCCCGTGACGATCTTGCGAAATATACAAAGATTGCAGAAAACGCTATTAATAAAAACCGAGAATATTCTAGCACTCTTATGGGTATTGACGACAAAACAATAAAAGCTGGCAGAGATTTCTTTGTACAAAGAGATTGGAATTATAACGTCTTCTGGCTTACTAGAGAAGAGCGTTTGATTCTTCCAAATAGTGCAAATAGCGGAACCATGAGGGTTAAAGACAACGAAGAATAAGGAGTCCTAAATGCCAGAAAACAACTTTTCCTCCAGGCTGAAAAATGCTTGGAACGCATTTATGAATCGAGATCCCCCCGTTGGTCGTTATGTGACTTACGGGGGTTCTTCATACAATCCATACCGAACACGGCTTACGAGAGGCAACGAAAAGTCATTCATTGCACCTATCTTCACAAAAATTGCAATGGATTGTGCCTCGATCTCCCTTCTTCATGTGAAGGTCGATTCGGAAGGGAACTATGTCGAAACAATTGATTCCAAGTTGAATCAATGTTTGACCCTTTCAGCCAACAAAGACCAGACGCCGCGTGAATTTATCATGGATGCTGTCCTAAGCATGTTTGACGAAGGAACCGTGGCTCTTCCTCCAATCGACACGGAATCAAAGAAAACCTCGGATGGTCTCAGGTATGACATTGAGTCGATTCGTACTGCTAAAGTCATCCAATGGTATCCAGATTATGTGAAGATGCGTGCATACAACGACCGCACCGGGCAGCAGGAAGACCTCACAATGCCTAAAGCTTCCGTACCTATTATTACGAATCCTTTATATTCTGTGATGAACGAGAACAATTCTGTTGTTCAGCGGCTTATTCGGACTCTGAACCTTTCTGACACGATTGATGCTCAGAATGGTTCCGGTAAGCTCGACATGATCATCCAGCTTCCTTATCAGATTCGTACCAAATCCATGGAAGAGCGGGCGCAGATGCGTAGAGACAGCATTTCCGATCAGCTTGAGAACTCCAAGTATGGAATCGCTTACATTGATGGGACTGAGCATGTAACACAGCTTAACCGCGGCATTGAGAATAATCTCTACGAACGAGTAAAGTACCTCGTTGAGCAATTGTATTCACAGCTTGGCCTTAATGACGAAATCCTGAATGGAACGGCGTCGGATGCTACTATGCAGAACTACTATACACGCCTCATCGAGCCAATCGTTTCCTCCATTGTTGACGCAATGAAGTGGAAATATTTGACCCAAAAGGCAAGAGATGACGGAGAGACGATCATGTTCTTCCGGGATCCATTCAAACTATTGTCTCCCAGTGCTGTTGCGGATACATCTGATAAGCTGACCCGGAACGAAATTCTCAGTCCGAATGAGGTCCGTCAGATGATTGGCCGCAAGCCTGTTAAGAATGAGAAAGCAAACGAACTTCGGAATAGGAACATCAGTGTTTCTGATGACCAAGAGTTTGCTAATGCGAAGGATGAAGAACCCTCCGTTACCGAAAATACCGAAGAAAAGGAGTGAAAAATCAAAATGGCATTTAAATACGATTTCAGTGGTTATGTAACCAAGAATAATCTGCGCTGTTCCGACGGCCGTGTTATTCGCGCCGGAGCCTTTGCCGACCAGGATGGTGTGAAAGTCCCTCTTGTTTGGAACCATGACCACAGAAATATGTCCAACGTCGTAGGTCATGCTATGCTCGAAAATCGAGACGATGGCGTGTACGGCTACGGCGTGTTTAATGACACCCCGAATGGCGTTAATGCCAGAGAGCTTGTAGCGCATGGTGATATTTGCGCCATGTCGATTTATGCTAACAAACTCAAGCAGAATGGAAACGACGTGCTACACGGCGTTATTCGGGAGGTCAGTCTTGTTTACGCCGGTGCAAACCCCGGAGCTTATATCGACACAATCATTTCTCATGAGGATGGCGCCGATGAAGAGGCAATCATGTATTTCAATCAGCCGCTTGACCTATGTCATGGTGAAATCGGGGACAAGGAAAATCCAAAGGGTGATGAGTCCGAAAAGAATACCAAGGGTGATGAGTCCGAAAAGAATCCCGATAAAGATGGGCGCACCATCAAAGAAATCATCGACAGTATGGCTGAGGAAAAGAAGCGAGTTGCTATGTTTATTATTGGCATGGCTCTGAGTAAAAAGAATGACGCAAAATCTATGGCTCATGCCGATTCCGATGATGAAGTCCCTGCTGGCGAAAATGGTAAGACCGTAAAAGATGTGTGGGACACGTTTACGGACGAGGAGAAGAAAGCGGTGTATGCCGTTATCGGAAGCTCCATCCAAGATGATGAATCGTCTGATGATGACGAAAAAGAAACCAATAAGGAGGAAAAAGTTATGAAACATAATGCCTTTGACCCCACTTCCATGGAGGATCCTATGGAAGGTGTTCTGACCCATTCAGATCAGATGGAGGTCATTAAACTGGCTAAGCAGCGTGGTTCTCTGCGCGATGCCCTTGCCGAATACGTAGAAGATACTGACCATCTCCAGCATGGTATCGAGAACATTGAAACCCTGTTCCCGGATTATAAGGATGTTAAGCCTGGTGCCCCGGAACTTCTGACTGACGAACTGGCATGGGTTACTACCGTTATGAATGGCGTTCATAAGAGCCCCATTTCCCGTATTAGAACCCGGCAGGTTGATGCACGCGGCCGTAAGTTCAGAGGTAAGGGTTATCAGAAGGGCAACCTTAAGAAGGAAGGTGGCAACGCTAAGCTGCTTAGCCGTACCACCGATCCTTGCACCGTATACGTGAAGGACTCCATTCATCGTGATGACATCATTGATATTACCGATTTCGATGCTGTTACCTACATTTACAATATGCAGAGAATGGGTCTGAATGAGGAAATTGCTACTGCCATTCTGTTTGGCGATGGCCGGGAAGAGGGCGATGAGGATAAGATTCCCGAAGATAAGATTCGCCCCATCTGGACCGATGATGAGCTGTTCACCATCCATAAGACCGTTGACGTTGCCGGCATGAAGAATAAGCTTCAGGGTACTGATACTGCCAAGCGGTTTGGCGACAATTACGTTGAGACCGAGGCAATCATTGAGGCCAACCTGGATGCTCGTATTGACTATAAGGGCTCCGGTTCTCCCATTATGTTTGCAACCCCTCAGCTGATTAACACCATGCTGATGGCCCGTGATCTGAACGGCCGTCGTATTTATAACGGCGTCGAAGAACTGAAGAGCATCCTGAATGTCTCTGCCATTCACACTGTTGAGCAGATGAATGGTCTGACTAGAGAAACCGCCGGTGGCGAAACCATGGAAGTTCAGGCCATTATCCTGAACCTGAACGACTATTCCCTTGGCGCCACGAAGGGCGGCGAAATTACTCAGTTCAACCAGTTTGACATCGACTTCAACAAGGAAAAGTATCTGCTGGAGACTCGTTGCTCTGGCGCCCTGACCAAGGTGAAGTCCTGCGTTGTTCTGGAAAAGAAGGCCGGTTAATTCTGGCTTCGTGGTTAACATAACATAGGAGGAATAATCATGATTGAAGTGACTGAATCTTATGGCGATCAGCATGTTCGTGCGGTTGTACTGTATGGTAAGACTGCCGATCACAAGCTGTATGCCGATGAAAAGTATACGGTTAAGGTTGCCGCCGATTTTATCGAGACCGCCTTTAAGAAGGGCATGCTGCTCGTTAGCGATGGCACCAGTATGCTGCGTCCCGTGAAGTTTGTGGCTGGTAAAGTGGTGACCGTCGATGGCACCACTTCCGTCGTCGGAACTGAGTGGGCTGCAAGCGAGGTTTAATTCAAAATGGGACGGTTTTCTGGGAAAATTGGATTTGTAGAGACGGTTGAGACAGCTTCAGGCATATTTTCGCCGGTTGTCACCGAGCGCCCATACCATGGGGATATGATTACCCGGAGAGTCCGTCTCGATGCCAATGGCGACAGCACGAACGATGATTTGACACTTAACAATGATATTTCTGTTGTCGCCGATAAGTTTTCAAAGGAACATCTCGGATACATGCGCTATGTGATTTTGCATGGTCTTAAGTGGAAAATTACATCAGCAACAATCGAATACCCAAGAATTCGGTTAACGATTGGGGGACTTTACAATGAATAGACGAATCGAGCTTGATGAAAAGCTTTCGGCTATTGATGGCGTTCAGGAGGCATATTACAACGCTCCTACGAATGTGAAAATGAAATACCCGTGTATCCGATACTCAAGAACCGGTGAGCAGGTAAGATTCGCTTGCAACGGACGTTTCGTTGTCAGAGATCGTTATATGCTCACGGCAATTGATCGAAATCCCGAGAGTCAGATTTTTAAGGCTCTTGAGGAATTCCCGTATTATTCCTTTGACAGGATTTACACAGCAGATGGTTTATACCATTTTGTATGCACAATTTATTATTAAGGAGGTTTAATACCTATGGCTAGTAAAGCTCTTGTATGGGATGAAGTAGGCAAGAAGTATTATGAGACTGGTGTCGACCATGGCGTACTGTATCCCTATGCCGATAATGCGCCCGGTGAAGGTGTAGCCTGGAGTGGCTTGTCCGGCGTTGATGAGTCCCCCGAAGGTGCTGAAGCAACTTCTATTTATGCCGATAATATGAAGTTCCTGATTATGCGTTCCGCTGAGGATTATAAGGGTACTATTAAGGCCTATATGTATCCGACCGAGTGGGAAGCTTGCGATGGCTCTGTAGCCCCGACTGGTACCGCCGGCCTTAGCATTGGTCAGCAGACCCGTAAGACTTTTGGTCTTGCATTCCGTACCCGTGTTGGCAACGACCAGGAGTTTGAGGATCACGGCTATAAGCTTCATTTGGTTTATGGTGCAACTGCGTCTCCTTCCGAGCGTAGCTACGAAACCATCAACGATTCTCCTGATGCCATGGAGCTGAGCTGGGAATTCGAAACTATTCCCGTCAGTGTTCCTGGTTATAAGCCCTTCGCTCATATGGAAATCGATTCCACCAAGCTGAAGACCGAACAGGAGAAGACTTGTCTGGCAAATCTGGAGAAGATTCTCTATGGTTCCGACGAAGCCGCCGCACGCCTTCCTCTGCCCTCTGAGATCATGACCATCATGACTCCCGCCGGAGGCTAATAAATCACATTATCCCCCGCCGGTCTTAAATGGCTGGTGGGGGCTTTTAAATTTGAAAGGAGAAAATTCAAAATGCTGAAAGAAACTATTACTTATACCGATTTCGACGGGAACCCCAGAACCGAAGATCTGTATTTTCATCTGTCTCCCGCAGAAATGACTCAGTTGCAGTTTTCTGTTCCTGGTGGCTTGAAGAATAGTCTGGAAGATGCAATCAAGAGACAGGACGGTCCTGCTATGATGGACTTCTTTGTGAAGATTGTGAAGATGAGCTATGGTATTAAGTCTGCCGACGGACGTAAGTTTGAGAAGTCCGAAGCAATTTATAATGACTTTGCTCAGACCAATGCCTACGTCGAGTTCTTTATGCGACTCGTTACTGAGCAGGATTTCGCAAAGAAATTCACTGATCGAGTACTCCCCGATATGAATAAGTATATGAAGCCCGACTCTGCCAATTCTTCCGCAGCAGTTGCTTCTATGCCTGCGACGTAAATGCTATACTTATCGGTTTCATCCGGTGAATTATTCGATGAAGCAACATACTCGTTTATTCAAATAAAGCCGACTGTAATCCAACTTGAACATTCTCTTCTGTCTATATCAAAATGGGAAAGCAAATGGAAGAAACCATTTATGGGCACCAAATTGACCGGGGAAGAATATATGGATTACGTTCGCTGTATGACAATAAACAAAAATGTTGATCCCAATATCTACTACAAGTTGACTGCCGCCGATTATAAGACAATAGATGAATACATCCATGATCCAATGACGGCAACAACATTTCATAGCCAACGTCAAAGCAAACCTACTTCAAAACAGATCATAACGTCAGAGCTTGTCTATTATTGGATGGTTACTGCGCAGATCCCATTTGAAGCAGAGCGTTGGCATTTCAACCGCCTTATGACATTAATTCGTGTGTATGAAGTAAAGAACGACTCTTCCAAGATGTCAAAGAAGGATACTTTCAAAAGCAATCGAGCAATTAACGAGGCGAGAAAAGCAAAACATCATAGTAGAGGTTGATCTAATTATATGGGCATTCGTATTACTTCGAAAGGTAAATTTAGGAAAACCCACCGTTTTCTTAAAAAAGCCTCCGATAGAAAGATTTTCAACAATCTGGTTCGATATGCCCAAAAGGGCGTTGAGGCTCTTGCCGCAGCAACTCCTGTCGAATCCGGAATGACTGCTGTATCCTGGCGATACGAAGTCGCGTATTCCGATGGGGCTGCTAAAATTAATTGGATTAACGATAATATTAATGATGGTCAGGTCATAGCTCTTCTTATTCAGTATGGGCATGGCACTGGAACTGGAGGCTGGGTAGAAGGGCGAGATTATATCAACCCCGCTATCCAGCCAATTTTCGATGAAATTAGAGACGATGTCTGGAAAGAGGTGACTGGCTGATGGCGAATGAAGTTGACAACAGAGTTGTGCAACTTGAGATGGATAATGGTTCTTTTGAAAAGGGAGCAAATCAATCCATCAAGACATTGGACAAGCTCGATAAAGCGCTTGAGTTTAAAAATGGCAAACGGTCATTCTCGGAAGTCGAGGAAGCAGCTGCTAAATGTGATTTTAAAACGTTGCTCACGGCCGGAGATGCTGTTGTTGCAAAATTTTCGGCTATTGGTGTTGCAGGGATTACCGCAATCCAAAATATTACAAACAGGGCCGTTGATGCCGGAATTAAGATTGCGAAAAGTTTGTCAATCGACCAGGTCACTACCGGATTTTCAAAATACGAACAAAAAACCGCAAACGTTCAGACGTTGATTAATTCCACCGGTAAATCCATCGATGAAGTTAATGAATATTTGGACCGATTGATGTGGTTCTCCGACGAAACTTCTTATGGTTTCACGGATATGACCCAGGCGCTTTCCACCATGGTTAGTGCTGGTGGTGATATTGATAAGCTAGTTCCTATGATTGAAGGTATGGCAAATGCCACTGCTTTTGCTGGTAAGGGCGCGGCCGAATTCAATCGTGTTATTTATAATTTGAACCAGTCGTATAGTCAGGGTTTCTTGAGTTATATGGACTGGAAGTCCGTTCAGATGGCAGGTGCTAGTTCAAAGCAACTTGTCGATCAGTTGATCCGTGCTGGTGAAGAAGTCGGTACGATTAAAAAGGGGCAAGTAACAGTTGACAACTTCACAAGCACTCTTAGTAAAAAGTGGGCTAATCGTGAAGTCATGGAGAAGGCATTTGGGTATTTCGATGAGATGACTCAAAAGGCCTATGAAATGATCGGAACGGTCGATGAATCTGGCAATGTGATTGATACAGCATCTCAGGCATATGAGATTCTGAGCAGACAGTATGATGGTGTTTCTATTAACGCGGCAAAGGCTGCTCAGGAAGCAAAGTCATTCACGGAAGCAATCGATTCAACCAAGGACGCCGTTAGTTCTGGTTGGATGCGGACTTTTGAGATCATTATTGGTAACTACGAGCAAGCGAAAACTTTGTGGACCGATGTTGCCAATGGCCTTTGGGATATTTTTGCTGGCGGGTTCGAGGAACGAAATAATCTGTTACAAGAGGTATTTCAGACTAATCCTGTGGAAGATTATGCAAAAAGTCTCGAAAAAGCTGGAATCAAATACGATGATTTCAAAGCCAAAGCAAAGGCTGCATATCGTGAGACTGCCAATGCTTCCGATCGAATGAGTGATAAAGATTTCGAAGCGATGACTGCCGGGGCAACAAGTTTCAATGATCTTCTTAAACAGTCCTGGATGAATTCCTCAATTCTTGAGAAGACCCTTGGTAATTTTGGTCCCAATATTTCCGATGCATCAACTGGAACGAAGAAACTCTCTGGAGACATCAAGTCTCTGCTTAAAGACGTAAACTCCGGAAAATATGGCTACGGCATCAAAGAGCAGCAAAAGAATCTGATCGCCGCCGGATTTGATGGTAGTGCGCTTGGTGATAGATGGCTTAATAAAATGTATAATGCCGTTGGAAGCGGCAACAAAGAAGCGATCGCATCTATCAATGAGATGATGTTCGCCGTTGAGGAATCGAATGATTCGATTGAGGAGCAGGTTAAGCTTTATGATGAATTGAAGTCTGGAGCAAAGGATTTCGATAACTCTTATTATGCTCAAAATAGTGGTCGTACTATTGCGCTTGATGGCATGAAGAATGTCCTTTCAGCGATTGGTGATCGTCTTGGAGCTATTGGTAAAGCTTGGGATAAAGTATTTCCAAAAAAGACTGCCGATCAGATAAAACAATATGTCGTTGCTTTCCATCAATTTACCGAGTCACTCAAAATGGGTGCTCGTCAGGGCGTTGTTATTGAAGAAGTTGCGACAAGAGTTTTTACAACGTTGTCGAAAGTTCTTAACGCCATTGGTGGAATTGGACGCATTGGCGTTTCTGCGATTAAACTACTTGGTCGGTTTACAAATTGGGTACTTAACCTTGAGGCTGTTCAAAATGTGCTTAATAAAATCAAGGAATTCTTTGGATTCATTGAGGGTAATGTAAACGGCGGACTTGATACCTTTGCTCAAACGCTTGCGAATATCGCTAACTATCTTGATAGTTTAAGTAATGCTGATTTCGATAAACTACCCGATAAGGTTAAGAAACTTGCTAAATATTTTGCACCATTAATCAGAGCCTGGAATAAATTGAAGGCGGTTTCTGCTCCTGTAATTGCATCGTTAACGTCATTCTTCACAAGTGTTGGAACGTGGTTTTATACGAATGCAATCGCCCCGTTTACTAATTTTATTAACGAAGTTATTAATAGCGAGAATCCGATAGAGACATTAATTGCTGGATTTAAAAGCTTCGGAAAAAACGCGTATGAAAGCATTAAGAAACTATGGGATTTGATCCGTACTGGAAATATTGGTGCTATTTTCGATGGCATTTCCAAGGCGTTCCCCGGATTAAAGGGAATTATCGATAGTATCAGCGAAGCTTTTGAGAAACTTACTACAAATGCCGATGGTACAAAGAAATCCCTTGACTTTAGCAAGGTAATCTCTGTACTTACTTTTGCGGGCTTGTTCACTGCGCTTGCTAAGCTTGCGGAGGGTTTGAACAGTCTTAAAAAGGCAGCAGATGCTATTACTACAACTTTCTCAAGTATAAGGGGGCTACTTGCCAGAAAATTCGGTAATAGTTTCGCAAATAATATCAAAGCAATTACGACTGCAATTGCTACACTCGCGGTTGCATTGGTTGTGTTGACAAGAATCGATCAAGGAAAACTTTGGAGCGCTGCTGGAGTAATCGCCGCACTCATGGTCATCATGGCCTATCTTTCCTATAAAATGGCGGTTGTTGCCAAGGCATTTTCCAAGAAAGATTTCAAGCAGATGAATGGTTTTGTAAAACCAATGCTTGGAATGGCCGTTAGTTTACTCATTGTTGCCAAAGCAGTTCAGAAGCTAAATACCGCATTCCAAGGTATTGAAGGTTTTGGTCAAACAATGACTCGCGTGATTGCCATACTTGCTTTGGTCGGAGGGCTGGGGTTAGAAATCGTAGGCTTTGCAGCACTCATGTCTATGCTGAAGGGAAAAGTCGAAGCTTCGGTATTTGTCATGCTTGCGATTGCTGCTGCCATTTGGATCATGGCAAGAGCAGTTAATTCCATACAAAACTTACAACTATCCGAGGATGCTGCGCAGGTAATTCTTTGGACGTTGGCAACAGTATTCCTTCTTGCATTGGCCATCGCAAAATTAAGCAATTCTCCAATTCAAAGCACAAGTAAGTTATCGCCTTTGGCGAATACATTCGTTACGATAGCGGCTTTAGCTGTTGGAATGTATTTTGCTTTGAAATCGATCGAGAAACTTAAAGAACTCAGCATGGAAGATATTATGGCTCAGTTGTGGAAAGCCGTTCCAGTGCTTGGTGTTGTTGTGATTGTTGCTTTGGCGCTTAACTTTGCAGCTAAAAAACTACAGCCGCTGTCTAGAACACTTGCCGGTTTTGGCATTGCAATTCTAGCTGTCATCGGTGCAATATATCTTCTCACGCTTCTTGTCGGTAAGTTAAATGAGATGCAGTCAGCCGGCGGAGATATAGGTTCGGCGGCAATTACTTTAGCATTTATCATAACAATGGTTGCATTGTTGGGTAAGGTAACAAGTGATGCCTTAAACAAAGCCAAAGACCCTGGAAAGGGCTTAGTAAAACTCGCTGCATCTTTGCTTGTGTCTGTAATCGCAATCGCCGGTTTAGTCGGAGTGTTAAAACTGATCGATTTGGCGTTTGGTGATATGGACGAGGAACGGATAAAACAGATTGGTTGGATCCTGGTCGGAATCGTAGCTTTGGTTGCGCTGTTGGCATTGGCGATTGGGTGGAGCGGCAAACTTGGTGAAGGTAAAGGTGTCGGAGTGCTTATAGCAGCACTCTCTGGAGTAGTTGTGCTTGCAGCAGTTCTTGTCGTTCTATCGTCATTCACATGGGATCAGATTAAACCAGCGCTTTTTGCTATTATTGGTATTATGCTTGCCATTGGTGGCATGATGTTGCTGATTGGCAAAGCCGCCGCGGCCGCAACCGACGCTACTGGTCACGCTCGTGGATTGCTTGGTGCATTCTTAGTTATTATTGCCATTGGCGCTGCGTTAGCGCTTGTTGCAACTCAACCTTGGCAAGGAATTGCCGCTGCTGTGCTTGCGATCATTGTCGTGATGGGTGCAATTTGGCTTCTGCTTAAAGAGATTAGCAAGATCAAGTTCTCACTAGATTCTGTATGGAATGCGTTAATAGCCATTGGTATTCTTGCCGCAATAGTTGCTGCAATTATGTTAATCACTCCTTCGATTGAGGCCTTGTCAAAGTTGCCAACGGGTCAATTCCTTGCGAATATGATCATATTCGTTGTAGCAATCGGTATTCTTATGGGTGTAGTCGTTGGATTGGGGTTTCTTGTAGGATATTTTGCGATTGCAATTCCAGCATTGTTCGCGTTAGCCGGAGTTCTTGTGGCAATAGGCCTATTATTCGTAGCCTTTGCATTCTCGATGGCTGTTCTTGCGAATGTAAACTACAGTGCTATAGCAAGTGGTCTAGCGATTTGTGCCGGGCCGATGTTTGCAATCGGTGAAGCTGGTGTTGTGCTCATTCTTGGCGCTGTAGGAGTCGCTCTATTTGCAGCTGCAATTTTCCTGCTTGGCCTTGCTGGTACATATTCGGCAAATGGAATTGTCGCGCTTAGCATTGCCATTGAGTATCTGCTCGGCATTCTTTCTGCTGTTGGTAACGCATTTCAAAATAGCAATGGAAACATATTCGCTGCTTTGGCAAACCTCAGAACCGAGATGGAAAATAGTGCTACGAGTGTTGCCGGCAATGCCGATGTCATGAAAAAGTCGCTGCTAAATATTGTTGGTGGTGATATTTTCGATGGAGAAGGCTTTGCTGAAAACATCGGAAACGCCTATGGCGATGTCAGTTCTGTGATTGAAGAGCATGGCGGAGAAGTTACAGATGCAACGGTCGGCAACATTACTTCTGCTGGAGATGCCGCTACGGAAGAGGCTACCAAACAGGGCGAGAGAACTGCCGAGGCTTATAATAATGGTTACCAATCCAAACTAGCCCAAATTCAGAAATTGGGAACTAACGGAGATAAGCTTAGTCTGTTTAATTATAGCCAAAACGCCGCTGAATCGGCCATCACCCCCGGCATGAGCGGTATTCCTTCGAATGCACCGGCCAGTTATGTATCTGCTCCTAAACAGCCATCGGAAACGAAAAATACATCTATGCTCGATGGACTTATTTCCGGTGGCGATGTAAATTCATTTATAAGTAACTTTACGTCACAACTTGGAAGTGCTGACATGAGCGGCGCTGGATCGTTGCTTGGCGGTAATCTTATGGATAGCCTGTCTACTTATATTGGCGGACAAGGAACTACGGATTTCATTGCGAAGTTCCAGGATACATTTGCTGAGGGCGATTTCTCTGCGGTTACGGACAATATTACCACAGTTTTCAGAAGCGATCTAACGACTTCATTTGGAAGTGTTGAAAGCACCGACGCCGTTAAAAACGCTGCCAAAGATCTTATGGAAAATGGCGTTGATTCGGCAAAGAAAGTTGATGCAAACCCTGCCGGAAAGTCGTTCTGCTCTGGCATTGTGCAAGGTATAAATGATTCCGCGAGCACTGTTATAGAAGCTGCAAGGAAACTCGGCGAACAGGCCAAACAGGCGTTTGATGACACATTTGGTAACGCCGCAAATGGACTTTCGGAAGACGGAGGATATAGAACTGAAAGCGAAGATGACTATGGTAATGAGGGTTTTAGCGAAGTTCCTGTAACCATTCGCCCTGTTCTTGACATGACTGATATTTACAGCACGCTGGATGATTTCGACAGCATTTATACTCCCACAGTCAGGCCCACCCTTGATATGTCTGGAGCAGACCCTGGCTATAGTAATGTTGCGGCCGTTGCTGCATATGATTCTAGAAACGTTGATGGATATGAAACTGAGACTAGAACATCTGTTGCTACGGTTGCACCGATTAGTTTTACGCAGAATAACTACTCGCCCAAGAATTTGTCCAGAGTTGATATTTATCGTCAGACTAGAAATCAGCTCGACGCATACGAAGAGATACGGAGGAAAAGATGATACGTACAGTTAAGATCACGAATTTTCGTGGTGAAACCTTGACTCTTGCACTGGATAATCCATGGGAAACCGGTCTTGCTGTTACGGCTATTAAAGGGCTCGGGCCGAATAAAGCGACCATTAACACGGTCGAAGTCGCCACAGATGATGGTGCAACTTATAATTCGGCCCGGGTTTCTTCCCGTAATATCGTGTTTTCTATTAGATTTGTTGGTGATGACATTGAGTCTTGCCGACAGAAGACGTATAAATATTTCGCACTGAAGAAACCAGTTATCATTGAAGTTATAACGGACAATCGGCACCTTCGGATTTCCGGTTATACGGAATCGAATGAGCCTGATATTTTCTCTTCGGTTGAAAGTACGTCTATTTCAATTATCTGTCCGTACCCATTCTTTTACTCCATGAATGAGACGAACACAGTTACATTCTATGGAGAAGAACCCGCTTTTGAGTTCCCATTCGAAAATGAAAGTGAAGTGCCGAATATTGAGTTTGGTATAGTATTCGCCATTACCGAGGCGAATGTTCGTTATGAAGGGGACTATGAAGTCGGAGTTATTATTACCATTCACGCCACAGGTCCGGCAAAGAATGTTTCTATACATAAACTCGATGCGAATGAAACAATTCAAATAAATACTGAACTTGAAGCCGGTGACGATATTATTATCAGCACAGTTGCAAGAGATAAGTATATTCATCGGGTTAGATCTGGCGTAACCACAAATATTCTAAACTGCGTTGGTAAGAATACAAAATGGTTTCTTCTTCAGGAAGGCGATAATGCCTTTGCATATACCGCAGAAGAAGGAATTCGTAATTTGCAGTTTAGCGTAAAAAATGACATTCTATACGAGGGGATTTAAGCATGGAGTTATACGTTCTCAATACCAATTTTGAGAAAGTCGCTATTATTGATTCATACGAATCCCTCGTATGGACAGACCGCTTCCGGGAACCGGGCGACTTTGAGTTATACTGTTTTCCGGAAGCAAAATTATTTGCGGATTGTCAGGTAGATTATTACCTTGAAAATACAGAATCTGAGCACCTCATGTTTATTGAGACTCGAAAAATTACGACGGATGTTGATGACGGCGATCGCTTTGTATTAACCGGCGAATCCCTTGAGTCTATTTTACGTCGTCGTGTTATATGGAAAGAAAAAAGCACGAGTGGCACAATTCAGGAGGTTGTTGAGGGCCTTCTGAATGATGCGATTATTGCTCCGGAAATCGAGGAGCGTAAAATTCCAAATTTTGTATTTGACCATAATACAGACCCTATCGTCGAAGGTATTTCTATTGTGAAAGAATTCAAAATAGGAGACGATCTGTATGAGATGATTAATAAGATTTGTGAAGAAAATAATGTCGGTTTTAAGATTACGCTTAGCGAAGATAAAAAATTCCATTTTATGTTATATGCAGGCGTTGATCGTAGTTATGACCAGAATGATGTGCCTTATGTTATATTTTCTTCTGAGTATGATAATGTTATAACCAGTGAATACTCCTATTCTAAGAGTGAGTATAAAAACGTTTGCCTTATATCTGCCAATGATAAAAACAACAACGAAAAAGTTAAGTTCGCAGGCGAATACGAAGGCTTGATGCGCAGAGAAATGCACATTGATGGAAGTGACGTTCCGACAAAGAATAGCATGGATCAGGATTACTCGATAAGCGATTTCGAAGCAATGCTTGTTGGTAGAGCGAGAAAAGAGCTCATATCATATGAACCGAAAGAGACTTTCGAAGGAGAAGTTGATGCGTCGTCCATCTTCGTTTATGGCGAAGATTTCTTTCTTGGCGATATTTTGCAAGTAGCAAATGCGTATGGTATGGAGGGACCGTCTCTCGTAAAAGAGATTATTTGGTCATACGACGAAAGTGGGTACTCTTGCTATCCAACGTTTGAAGCGAAGAGTAACGGTGAAGACGGCACATTATTCTACAATGGAAATCAGTACCGTGCTATAACTGGCGGCTGGGGTATTTATGACCCAAATCCGGAGGGAAAGGAACCTGCAAAATACAGTCTTTCCATTGGCACTACAATTTATATTAAATCCGAAGAGAGTATGGAAATTCGGAATGCTTGCGTCATGACAAATAGCATGATCGACATGACACCTTATAGCAAAGTTAGATTCGATATAGTTGGCTTCGGTAAAGTGTGGGTCGCCGGGGAAGATAAATCTAAGAGACTAGCCACTGCGTATGTAAGAATGTCATCAAATAGCGTTGTTGAGCTTGACGTTTCTAACATTAACCAAAAATGTCATATTATGTTTACTTCTGGCGGTATACCGACATATGTTGAAGTTTACAAAATTTCCTTAATCAAATAAATGGAGGACGTATGAGTTTTACATATGGGTTTTACAATAGCGTCAATCATGATCGAAGATATGATGCTAGGCAGATATCTTCCATGTTTGATGGCCTCATTACTGATGGGGTGTATCGTAATTATGGAAAATGTTTTTCGATTACGATTGTTGCAGGCTTGCAGGTGAGTATTGGCGAAGGCCGTGCGTGGTTCAATACGACATGGTCTTATAATGATAGCGAGCTAATTATTGATCTGCCCGCCGCAAATCAGGTGTACAACCGAATAGATGCGATCGTTATTCGTGTAGATAAGACCAATCGAACTAATGAATTGACATATAAATCCGGAACCCCCGGCTCCGAAGCAGCAAAGCCAGAGTTATCATCTGGTACGGATGATGTGTTTGAGTACCCACTTTCTTACATCACCGTTCCCGCCAAGGCGACTCAGCTTGCTGCCGAAAATATTGAACTTGCGATTGGTACCGCTGCTTGCCCATTTGTGACTGGTATTCTTGAGAGTGTTCCTATTGATACACTTATGCGGCAATGGAAAAAAGAATACGATGATCTCATTTTCGACCTTAAAAATAGAATTGATCAGGTTGCGTCAGAGCAGTTGGTTGATGGCTCTATCACATACGAAAAGCTTGCGTCTACTGCAGTTCGTTTGAGATTTCAAAATGTTGCAGTCGAGACAAGTTACGTAGTAGAGAATAGTACCTATGCTGAATATGGGTATCCGTATCGAGCAGAAGTTCCGCTTCTCAATGCGACTTCCACCATGCGACCTGATATTTCTTACACCCCGGCTCAGATTGAGAGCATGGACTTGACTGGCCCGGTCGAGACCTATGATGGAGGCGTTTATATATATCTTGCAGAGGCTCCGACTGATGCGTTTATTATCCCGGTAATCGATTTGTGGAGGTAGGATTCAATTATGTTGGGAAAGACGAATGCCACCCGCGCAATGAATCCAATTCGAAATGTAACGGTGATTGGTGGTAGAATAAAACCAGAAAACCCACTTAAAAGAACGGTTTGGGTAGATACCGACATCCCCATTAACGACTATTTAATTTCCGCCATGCCTACCGATATTGCGGATAAGATTGAAGGTTTTCTTCTTATTTCGTCAGATGGTGATAGTTTTATGAATGTTGATCTTGGGAAATACCGTTCAATCGAGATGACATTTGGACGTTCATTCATATATCATGAATCGAATTGGATTCAGATTCCGGCATGGTACTATGATGACGGAAAATGGACAGAATTTTCAAAGATTTCAAAAGTATTACTAAACATTACTGACACTACTATTGATAAAACAATATTCGGTCCAGTTAAAAACACTACTTTTGCGAGTCATAAAGTCGGTACGGAATATGGTATTAAGGCGACTAATTCTAGTAAAACGGTCGATTCAATTGTCCAATTTAAAGAACCAATCGACTTTAATATGTATAGAACTTTGCATGTGAAGTTATTGCACAGTGGTACATCCAAAGCATTTACTTTTGGTATATCGTCTACACTATCTGAAACTGCCGTATCTAGCACGGACGTATTTGACTTGGCAAAGTTGGATTCTGCTGTCGATCCTGGCGGAAGCGGGGAATTCGACATAGATGTAGCATCATTGACTACCTCTGGGTACGTTGGCTTTGCAACTGATAAAAATACATACAAAACACTACAGGTAGTAAGTGCTAACGCTTAATTGGGGGGTGAGCATATGCAAGGATTGACAAACGCAGGTGTATCTGGTCTTCGAGTATATTGCTCGCCAGAGACACCAAACACAACGCACGACAATGATATTTGGATTGTGACTGATTTGCCTATCAAAAAAGTTAAATTTACTGATTATAATTCGTATCGTACGAATCCGTCTCTATTCAGAGAAGTTGGCATTGCCTATATCATTCAAAAAATTAATGCTTATCCGGATTATAAGTTTTACAATAATACGTCAATACCTTTTGATAAAAACAATAGAATGATATTTTGGCCGTATATGGTCAGCACATATCTTACGTCTGGGTTTACCAATTTAAGAGCATTTGTCATGAAAAGTGGAAAATGGATTGCCATAGCTTTACTATCATTGCCAATATATTCTAATGGGAAAAAGCAATATATTGAATCCATAGAAGCAACTGACGGTGGCACATATAAGGAAACTGGCAGTGCTTTGGTATGGACACCTTTCCGTGTTGGCGTTGGATATAATCCGCATTTGAATATAAGAATAAAGGCTCCATTTGATTTCGGTGCATTTACTATATTACGTATAGAAAGTGTTATTAAAGGCACATCCGCAAACAGGGCATGTTCTGTTAGCATTGTGGATCCAGAATCATCGAATGTTATTGCGTCTGGGATTTTGACCATCAGCGATTCTATTGGTTCCTCACAAAGTATGATTCAAATAAGTAATGCCATCGACATGTCAGAATTTATTATCAGATTCGGCACAACTTCCGCAACGGAGGTTAAGATATCCAGTATTGTTTTCAGCTAGATGTGAGGTTGTTTTATGAAAATTTATATCGATTCAGATTTTAAATGCCATGTAGCTCAAGCCGAAGGGCTGACTGAGGTCGAAACCGAATTCTTTGATGGACTTTGTCATGAATACATTGAAGGCTATCGATACGTCCCAGAAGGATCTACATGGACTCGTGGTGACGGTGTTGAATTTCAGGGAGAGATGATCGCGCCATGGAAACCCTGGAGAAATCTAGACGTTGCGCAGCGTCGCTACGAAAAAGAGCAATATGTTGAATTGTCAAATCAAAATGAGGAACTGATCAATACCATCGCAGATATGGTGGAAGAAGTATACCAAAGCGACCTTGAAGTAATGCAATGATATTTATTTACAAATTGTTTTGGAGGTGATGATCTATGGCCGTGAATAAGGTCGTTTATGATGGAAAAACAATCGTTGACATGACCGATGCGACGGCAACCGCTAAGACAATTTTAGATGGGTATGGCGCTTATGGTTCTGATGGGACACTTATATTAGGGACGAGTTCTGGGGTTGGCGCAGTTTTAACAGTTACCGCTCCTGAAGACGCAACCGTAACGATCACGAATGGCAGCATATCGGAAACAAAAACTGCTACTACTGAACCAGTTGTTTTTAAAGGTTTAATAAGCGGAATTTGGACGATTGATATCACCGATGGTATTCGAAGCAACAGTAAAACCGTATTGATTACCGCTGATTATGCGGTTGAAATAACATATTATGTTGCGACAATTCATGTTAAGTATCCCGAAGGCCTTATCTGCACAATTACAAATGGAACAATAACCGCAGCGGCTCCGGATACAAGTGGTATTTGGGACTATCGTGCCGATTATCCGGGTACTTGGACTGTGAGGTTATCGAATGGTTTTTCGGAAGAGGTTACTGTTTCCGAAATTGGTGAAGAAGTTACAGTCGATAAATGGTATGTGTATAAGGATGGAAGCCAGAGAACAGATTTAACTGGCGGTTGGTTTACGGTTAAAAAACAGTCACCGACCGTAGAGCTTCAAGAAGATCGCTTTTATGTATCAACTTCAACCACTGAAAAACAACCGGCTGGTTTAGCTAGTACAAATAATGCGATCAATCCGCTTGGATTTAAAACGCTATACGCTTCTGCGAACATGCTCAGGTCACTTAATTCAACCGTCAGTATTTTACAAACAGGACTCCTTCCCACCAAGCCGACTGGAGCGGGTTTAAAAACCGACGGTCAGAATGGCAATGCGGTGAATTCCGTAAAAGGAGCAGGAGAGCATGTCTTATCGATAGATATAAGCAGTATCACTGGAGAATCGATTTCGATGTATCCATTTATGAATATATACTGTTGCAAAGGCGAATTCTATAAAATGTGGTTTGAGGCATAAAATCTCAAAAAATTTAATAAGGCACCTTGTTATCCTCTAGGGGACGATCGGGCGCCTTAATTTTTTTAAGGAGGAATGCGGTATGTTTACCGTGTCCATAAATATTTTTAATTGGAGGAAATTCATTATGTACAAGTCCATGAAGACCCTGATCACCAAGCATTTTTACAAGACTGGCGAAGCCGCCCAGAAGAAGCTAGATGTATTCTATGCTGTGAATCGTCTCACCGACGATGAGTACACTGAGCTGACGGCGCTGGTTGAAACCGTCTATGGCGACGAGAATACCGCCGCGTAATCAAAATGATGTTCCTTGATAGTAAACTTCTTGATGATAAGAAGTTTGAATTAGAACTTGAAAAGGAACGATCGAAAGCGATTGTCCGAGAGCGAAAAGAACAACTTGCTAAAGAAAAAAGTAAATATCGTAAGAATAGTAAGAAGCCGACCACCAGTAAGCTATTATTGGTAGCGGCTTTTGTCATTTCTTTGGAAATACTTATATTCTGCGAAGTCGCTTATTTCTTTAACCCGGATCCGATGATACTGACAACGCTTATCGGTGTTCCGGTTACGGTCGTTCCAATCGCTCTCGGCTATTTGCGTAAATCAACAGCCGAAAACACTGCAAATGGCATAGTTTATGAAATGGCTATGGCTGAAAAGGATTCAGTCGCCGGGATTGGCGACTAGAAAGGAATTATTTATGAATTTGCTTACGAGCATCAATAACGTTCTTATGTTCCTGAATAATCATTGGTCCGAGATTACGATCTGTGTCGCATTGGTTATTCTGCTAGCTAAAAAGATTAAAGAGTTTATGGCTCAGAGTGATGAGGATAAAATTCAAAATGCCTTGAAACAGGCAAAGGAAATTATTCTCGATAGCGTAACTAGAGCAGAGGTTGATTATTCCGAATGGAAGAAATCCGGCGCAATTAAACGTGCTCAGGTTCTTGACGAAATTTTTGAAAAGTATCCGATTCTCGCCAAAGTTACCGATCAGGAAACTCTCATCAAGATCCTTGACGGGTATATTGATGAGGCATTGGATACCTTGCGTGAAATTATCGATAAGAATTTTCAGGATGAAGACAAAACCGTTCCAGATGGTGATGGCGCATGAATGTTTATCAATTGCAACTACTGCTGCTTTATCTCGAGTATGATCCTGGTAAGGTTGATGGCGTAATTGGTACAAATACGCGTGCCGCAATTCGTGAATTTCAGACGAATGCTGGGATTCCTGTCGATGGAATTCCAGGGCCGACTACATATGCGGCGATTAAGAAAGCAGTTTACAAAAATGAATTTAGGTCGAAGTATGTCAAAACGACATCTAGCGCCACAAAAACATTTACTCCAAGAATGTCCAGGCCGGAGGCAGGAAATCCGTATTACAATACCCGGGCAAAGGGAGGATATTCTGACGCCATCACTGGAAACCCCCAGGACGTCGGATGTAATGTTCTGTGTAATTGTGTTGGGTATGCATACGGCCGCTTCAATGAGATTGCCGGCGTAAAGTCATGTAAGTATCTCAGACCTGTAAACGCCGAGAATTTCATCCAAAGCCGCGGAAGTCTTTCCTATGGGCAAGAGCCTAAGGTCGGCGGATGTATGGTATGGCAAAAAGGCGCAACGCTGTACGGTTCGGACGGGGCTGGCCATGTCGCGATTGTGGAAAAAATCAATACCGATGGGTCAATCATCACCAGTGAATCTGGTTGGGGCGGGCCTGTGTTCGTTACCAAGACCCGCAGTAGAGGCGACGGAAACTGGGGTGCAAATAGTCCTTATAAGTATCTTGGGTGTATTTATCAGCCTTGATATGGCATTGTAAAAATTCAAAATGGGTTTTTCATGAAAGGAGAATGCGCAAATGGACAATTATTTTCAGCAGTCCTCTTTTGGAAGGCGACCAGAACTACCCAGATATGACCTTTGCTTTGTAAAAGGGAAGAAGGGTGCGATGGATTTCGAAATGGGAGCCAATAGCAGAGCACTTCTTCCTGATGCTGACGAGCCAGTCGTTTGGTATGTCTGCACGGACGAACTTGGACGTAAATCAATCGCACGATTTTACAATAAGACAACTCAGGCATTCGCTGCAAACACGGTAACGCCGATTTCCGTAAATGCCAATCAGGTTGTTCTTGAAGGAAAAGCCATTGTTCCTACCCTCAATGGCTACAGAATTGAAAAGACTGGATTGTACAGTATTTCTTGTGACGTTGTGCTTCTAGGTACAACCGCTGGAAATGTGGTTCTCCAGGGCTATTTGGACGGCGTTGCTATGCCTTGCACGGAAAGAACCGTAACGCTAGTTGCAGATGCTTACACCACAATCCATTTCGACACTGATATTCTGTTCGAGCCGGTATGCCGGTGCCAGAATAATACTTCTCATGCAATTACCTTTGCTGTGACAAGCACTGGTGGAGCAGGCAGTATTGTTAATGTATGCACCGGAGTTAAAAAACATTAAGGAGTGTTTGAAATGCTCACATGTGAATACTTTGAGCAGGAAATTGACGACATTCTTTCCCGAAAAAGCCTTAGTTGCAATGAGCTTGAGGTTCTAAAGGATTTGCTTGTGACCAAGTATTTCCTTGGGAAAGAAATGTCGGCAACGTCCAAGATGTCGGAAGAAACGGCACGCGAGTGGGTTTCAAAGATGGAAAATACTGACGGTACTACTGGAGCTCATTGGACAATCGATGCGACAACGGCTGTTCGGGATAAGCTTGGGTTGAAGCATATTTGTAAGTATGAGTTCTGGGCTGTCATGAACTCCCTGTATTCCGACTATGGGAAGACTCTGGCCAAGACAAATGCAACTCCTGAGATTTATGGGGAGCTCGCTCGTGATTGGATCGAAGATGACGATGCCGTCAAGGCTAAGGCTTCTGCATATTACCGATATGTAGTGGCTCACGACTAAGAGGTACAATCATGGGCGAACAGGAACTAATCACTTTAATCGTGGCAATGTTCGCTTCCACAGGATTTTGGGCGTTTGCACGCACAGTATACGAACATATATGCGAGAAAAAGAGAGAAGCAAAGAATAAGGTTGATCCTAAGCTAATCGATGACATTCGTAAAGCTCTTCTTGGGGTCATGCACACTATGATATTTTCATTGGGTCATGAGTATTTGGCTCAAGATGAGATCACTCTTGAGCAGTATGACAATTTTTTTGTGTTGTACAACCCATACGAAAAGCTTGGTGGAAATGGCACGGGGAAAAGGCTAAAGGATGAGATCGTTAGGCGAAAGTTGATTGACGAACATACCCCGGACTGATACAAGATCTGTCGCCCGGTAACAATGTGAGTAAACGCAGGAGGACGTACTTCCAATAATGATATTCATACACTACTCATACATTACCGGGCGATTTATCGTTGGAAATAAACAATAAATATAGTTTTCATTCATCCCGTGCGAATGAAGGGCGTGTTATTTAGGGCCTCTGGGTCAACAAGTTTTCCATCCACGATTCCGCTCTTAGCCAATTCTTCCCGAACCTGCTGGGGGTCAATGTCATCAAAGGGATCTTCCTCTACGTCCGGT